AAATCGAGTAAGGACGCTCCGCGCACGCCAGCGTGCCGTGCGAGAACGTACTGCGCACTATTCACCCGGTCGCAAAATCTGTTTTAGGGGGTTTAGCTCTTAAGTACCTGAAATCACGTATGGGCCGTAAAGAAACCCCCACCAAGCTAAAGATCCTCCGAGGTAACCCGGGCCGCAGGCCGATTAACGAATCCGAACCCGATTCTCCGCTAATAAATCCCGAGCCACCCGAGTGGCTAAACGAGGGCGGCAGGGAGTTTTGGGAGGAATGCTGCTCGGTGTTGGTGCCGATGCGGCACGTGACGGAGGCCGACCGGGCGGCGCTCGGGACGCTCGCGATGGCGTTGGCCGAGCTGAAGAACGCTCGGGAAAAGATGGACTCCGTTGGTCGCACAGTGACGTTTGAAACGGGGGCCGAGCAGGTGTCGCCATACGTGACGATCTTCTTCAAGGCCATGACGCACGTGAAAGCACTCTTGTGCGAGTTCGGCATGACGCCATCTTCGAGGAGCCGCATCGTCGCGAAAGCCAAGGGCGAGAAGGAGGATCCGTTCGAGAAGTTCATGTCGCGTGGCAAGAAGAAAGCGGGCTAAGCACCCGGCAATCGCATACATCGACGGCGTTCTTGATGGCTCGATCGTAGTAGGCGAATACGTTCGCCTTGCCTGCGAGCGCCAGGTCCGAGACATCGAGCGGGCCAAGAAAAACGATCCTGAGTTTCCTTTCTACTTCGACCAGGACGCGGCCCAGCACGCCATCGACTTTTTCCAGTTCTGCCACCACTACAAGGGCGAATGGGCCGGCAAGGTCATCGAGCTTGAGCCGTGGCAGCAGTTCTCTCTTTGGGTGCCGTTTGGCTGGAAGCGTAAGGGCGACGACACCAGGCGTTTCCGCAAGGTCTACGAGGAGGTGGCTAGAAAAAACGCAAAGAGTACGAAGCTCGCCGGCGTCGGGAACTACCTGCTGGCGGCGGACGGCGAGCCCGGCGCCGAGGTGTACTCGGCCGCCACCACCAGGGACCAGGCCAAGATCATTTTCGATGCCGCCGGCCAGATGGTGAAGCGCTCGCCGCACCTTAACCGCCTGATCCAGTCCTACCGCCACAACCTCTGCATCGTCGAGACCGCATCGAAGTTCGAGCCGCTGTCGGCGGATTACAACACGCTCGACGGCCTGAACGTCCACGCAGCGTTGGTGGACGAGGTTCACGCTCACAAAAACCGCCGCGTGGTGGATGTTTTAGAAAGCGGCATGGGCTCGCGTCGCCAGCCGTTTCTTTACATGATCACGACCGCCGGCATTAACGCTCAGGATTCGATTGCGCTAGAGTTTCGCGAGTACGGCATCAAAATCTTGAAACGCATCATCGAAGACGAGACGTTCTTCCCGCTCATCTACACGCTCGACGAGAACGACGAGTGGACCGATGAACGGGTCTGGCCTAAAGCAAATCCCAACCTAAACGTGTCGGTAAAGCTCGACGAGATGCGCGAGCTGTGCCGTAAGGCGATAGAGGTGCCGTCCGCGCAGCACGAGTTCAAGACGAAGCGCCTGAACTTGTGGCTCAACGCGCACGAGCTATGGCTCCCGGTCGAACGCTGGGACGAGTGCGCCGCCGACTTTACGGAACGAGACTTGCTCGGCCGGGAGTGTTTCGGCGGGCTCGATCTGTCGAGCACCGTGGACATCAGCGCTTTCGTGCTGCTGTTCCCGAGGAGGGAGGTGCAAGGCGGGGAGGAGGTGGAGGTTTTTGACGCGTTGCCCTACTTCTGGGTGCCGGAGGAAAATGCCGAGCTTCGGGCCAGGCGGGATCGGGTCACTTATCCGTTGTGGATCGAGCAGGGCTTTATCGAGGCGACGGAGGGGAACGCGGTCGATTACGACACCATCCGCCTTCGCATCAACGAGCTTAACACCCGCTTCAACGTCCGAGAGATCGCGGTGGACCGCTGGAATTCGAGCCAGCTCGTGGCGCAGCTCCAAAACGACGGCCTCACGATGGTGATGTTCGGGCAGGGGATGCAGTCCATGTCGGCGCCCATGAAGCTGTTCGAGGCCCTCGTCATGTCGCGCCGCATCCGGCACAACCGGAACCCGGTCCTCCGCTGGATGATGACCAACGTCTCGGCCAAGCGTGACGGCGCCGGGAACATCAAGCCCGACAAGGAAAAGAGCACCGAAAAGATCGACGGGGTGGTGGCCGCCATCATGGCGCTCGCCAGGGCCTCGGTCGCGGCGCCCGAAACCTCGGTCTACGAGACGCGGGGCTTGATGGCCGTTTAGGTGCTTGCTCCAACCTCTTGTCAAGGCATAAGATAAGATCCAGCCACGTCTACATTTACGCCCGAATGAGCCTACTGGATCTGTTCCGACGAAAGCCAGAGCCCCCACCCCCGCCGCCCCCGCAGCAGCGGATCGTGCCGCCGTCCGGCCAGAAGGCCCAACCGCTGAAGGCCGAAGAGCGTTCCTGGGGACCGACCGACGATCGGTGGTACTCGGTCGAAGAGCTGCTGAACGCGACGTCCAGCGCCGGCGCGAGAGTCACGCCCGAGACGGCCCTTAACTTTTCTGCCGTCTACACCGCCGTCAAGATCATCACGGAAAACGTCGCGATGATCCCGCTCCCGCTTTACAAGCGGAGGCCGGACGGCGGCAAAGATCGCCACACGCTCCACCCGTACCATCGGTTGTTGCGTTTGAAGCCCAACCGCTTCATGACGGGCTTTCAGTTCAGGGAATACCTGACCGGCCACGTGCTGCTGCGCGGCAACGGCTACGCCCAGAAGATTTACAACCGGGGCAACGTCGTAACGGAGCTGCTGGTGCTCCATCCGAGCCGGGTCCGGGTGGAGGTCGAAGACGACCTCAAGGTGGTCTATCTGTACCGGCGCCCGGACAACAGGGAGGTGAAAATACCCCAGCGGGAGATGTTTCACCTCCAAGGGTACACCGATCACGGCATCGAGGGCTGCTCGCCCATCACGCACATGCGTGAGGCGGTCGGCCTCGGCCTGACGGCCCAGGAGTTCGGCTCGAATCTGTTTGCCCGCCAGGCCGCCCCCGGCGGCGTGTTGGAGCACCCTAAAGCGTTGAGCGACGAGGCCCGCAGGCGCCTTCGGCAGGACTTCGACAACGCCTACGCCGGAGGGCACAATGCTGGCAAGACGATGGTGCTCGAGGAGGGGATGAGCTGGAAGGCGGTCGGGATGGCCGCGAGGGACGCCGAGTTCCTGCTCACCCGCCGCTTTCAGATAGAAGAAATTGCCAGGATCTACCGCATCCCACTCTACATGCTTCAGGACCACACCCACTCGACCTTTTCCAACATCGAGCACCTGTCGCTAGATTTCGTGACCCAGTGCCTCATGCCGTGGCTCAGGAGGTGGGAGGAGACGATCCAGCGGGACCTGTTCGACTCGACGGACGACGTGTTCGCCGAGTTTTTAGTCGATGGGCTCCTCCGGGGCGACATCGCCAGCCGCTACGCCGCCTACGCCACGGGCCGGCAGTGGGGTTGGCTCTCGGTGAACGACATACGCGCCAGGGAGAACATGAACCCGGTCGAGGGGGGAGACGTGTATTTGCAGCCCATGAACATGGTCGATGCCAACGCCCCGGCGCCGGACCCCCAAGGGGGGGAGGGCGACCAGGAGCCCCAGGACGACCCAGGAGACGGGGAGGGGGAGGGCGAGGGGGAGCGCCAGGCCGGGGTGAGAGAGGGGTTCAGGGGGGCCTTTTTGGACGTCTGGACCCGGGTCGTGAGGAAAGAGCTAAACGCGGTCGGCCAGGCCCAAAAAGCCAGGAACGGGGATTTCCCTTTGTGGCTCGCCAAGTTCCGTGCCGAGCACGAGCGCTTCGCTTTCGACTGCCTGAAAGAACTGTACCTCACCTATCAGCGGACCCTTTCGCTGATGGCCGCCCCCGAGTTCGACGAAGGCTTGGCGCTCCGGGAGTTGGCAAGGATCGTGAGCGAGTACGGGGAAGGGATCGGCGAGGCCGGAGAGGAAAGAACGAGGGTAGCAATCTGCATTGGGAGTGTTTTAGGAGGACAACAGCATGGATAAAACATGCGCCTGTTGTAAGCACAGCAAATCGATTGACGAATTTGGGGTTGATAAACATCGAAAGGACGGGCGTAACACGCGGTGCATACTGTGCCGTCGAGCGGCAAATGCTCAATGGCGCAAAGATAATCCAGAGAAAAGCAAAGCAATCTGGGATAGATATTACACAACTCATCGAGACATCAAACTCGAACGAAAACGGCAATATCGAGCTAATCTCGTTGTAAAGGCTAAAGATCTTCAGTATTCAAAGCAATGGCGTATCAATAATCCTGAACGTGTAAAACGGCGGAGACGGAACACGTATATTAGAAGAAGAGCGGAGATTCTGGCATGGCATAGTCAGTATCGCAAACGAAATCGTGCAAAGTATAATGCTTACCAAAAGCGATGGGAGCTGAAGAGCCCGGAGAAGGCGCGGGCTTCACGATTGGCCAGAATGGAGAGACGAAGAGCAAGACTTCGCGAGGCACCGGGGAATTATACTTCATCTCAGATACTAGCTATGTTGATTGAGCAAGCTTACTGCTGTTTTGCATGTAATGCAGAGATTGCTGGCTGTTACTCGATTGATCATATTATTCCCCTATCAAAAGGAGGGTCGAACGACATCTCTAACATTCAATTGCTATGCAAAAACTGCAACAGCAGTAAAGGAGATCGAGATCCGATGGTCTGGGCAATCAAAAACAGAAAGCGAATTAAAGAAATGGACTTTATTCAAGCGCAAGTAAGGAGGAACGATGAAACCGAAAGAGTGTCGAGCTAGTTTCGAGAGCAACGTGGCTCTTGAGGAACGGGAACAGGTGAAGTTGCCTGTGGTCCAGGGGTATGCTGCGATGTTTAACAAGCGGACAAACATCTTTGGATTATTCACTGAGTCGATTCGTCGCGGAGCTTTTTCGAGAGCGATTGAGGAAAAACAAGATGTTCGCAGCTTGTTCAATCATAGCGCTGACATCGTTCTTGGGCGGACGAAAAACGGCACACTTGTTTTGAGGCAAGACGACAAAGGGTTATGGACCGAAACAACTCCTCCAGACACGCAACAGGCACGAGACGTAATTGAGAACGTACGAGTCGGAAATGTCACCGGGATGTCCTTCGCCTTTCGGATTAAGAATCAAGAGTGGACGATGAGCGAAGACCCAGAAGAGCTTGACCACCGGGAGATCATTGACGTTGATCTTTATGATATTTCAGTTGTGACTTATCCCGCTTATGAGGAAACGTTTGTGGGATTGAGGTCTCTTGCCGAAGATGCTTACCGAGAAGCCAAAGAGCTGCACCGCGCCTCGACGGTTCAGCCCGGACCGACTGAGGAGCCTCATACCGAGCCGCCGCCCGTTAGGTTAAGCTGCCCGCCCGAGACGCTACTAAAACAGATCTCGCTCTTGAGGAAGAAGTACCGGAAGGTTTTATAACCGTACTGTAATCGAGGAGGATTGTTATGGTCGATAAGCCAGTAGAAAAGCCGTTGCCGAACCCGAAGCCTTCTCCTACCCCTAAGCCGGGCCCGAAGACTCCCCGCGTTTAATCCTGACTAGCCTGGTGCGTTAGCGCGGCTAGCGCACCTGAATCTGAAGCACGCCAGCACCCGCTAGCGTGCTTTTTTTGTTGCAACGATTGCAGCAAAAACTTCTTGCGCGTTTCTTTGCTTTCGTGCACCATCCGATTATAGGCGTCGCGCCCCATCCGGAAGTTCCGTCGAACATCCAGGGCGACGATAGTTAAGACCGCCAGCGTTCCGTCGAACGCCTACCGTCATACGTAAATCACGACATTATTCGTTTATCTAAACACCCGCCCAAAAGGAGGGTCTTAACTAACTTCATTAGCAAGTCTGCATATGGATTTAATACAACTACGCACAAAATGGGCCGAAACCCTGGAGGAGATGCGAAAGATCGCCGACCGGGCCAAGGCGGAACAGAGGCTATTAACCGAGGAGGAAGAGAAACGCTACGGAGAATTGGAGCAGCTCGAGAAGGACTACTCGGCGAACATCGAGCGGCTCGAAAGGCTCGAACAGCTCGAGGCCAAGCGGAACGAGCCCGTCAACAAGCCGGTGGACCTGAAGGTCACCCGCGAGGACAAGCATGATGACCAGGGCGAGCCGAGGGTCTTCCGTTCGCTCGGCGAGCAGCTTATGGCGGTTCGCGACGCGGCTTTATACCCGAGGGCGAATCACTCCAAGCTGGACGAGTGCCAAAAGATCATGCGTGCCATTTCGGGTATGAATGAGACCGTAGCAGCCGACGGTGGAATACTGGTCGAAAAGCAGTTCGTCTCGGGCCTGATGGACCGGGCCGAAGAGGAGTCGAAGCTTCTCCCTCTGGTTCGGCGCATCCCCGTCAGCGCTAACTCAAACGGCATCAAGTTTTACGGGGTCGATGAAACCTCAAGGGTGGACGGATCTCGCTGGGGCGGCGTTCAGGCCTACTGGGAAGGCGAAGGCGATCAGTACATCGCGTCCAAGCCGAAACTAACCCCACAATCGATGACGCTCAGGAAGCTGACCGGCCTTTGCTACGTGACAGAGGAGCTGCTGGAGGATTCGACCGCGCTTGAGGCGTTTATCCGCATGGCGTTCGGGGACGAGTTCGGCTTTAAAATCGACTACGCCATCCTACACGGCACCGGAGGTGGACAGCCCAAGGGCGTGTTCAAGGCGGAATCGCTGGTCGTGGTTGCCAAGGAGTCCGGGCAGGCGGCTGACACCATCGTCCTGAACAACTTGACCAAAATGCGGGCAAGGCTCTGGGCTCGAAGCCGTTCTCGGGCCGTGTGGCTGATGAACGCCGACGTGGAGCCGCAGCTTCTGGGCCTTAACCTGTCGGTTGGCAATAACGCTTACCCCGTGTTTTTACCGGCCACCGGCATTTCTGGCGCCCAGTACGACACCCTCTTCGGGCGCCCGATGCTCCCCATCGAGCAGATGGAAACCTTGGGCGATCAGGGGGACATCCTGCTGTGGGATCCGGAAATGTACATGGTAATCGATAAGGGTGGATTAAAAGCTGCTACTTCGATTCACGTTCGGTTCTTGTTTGACGAAGTGGCATACAAGTTCACCATGAGGTTGGACGGACAGCCGCTCGTGTCAACTGCGCTTACTCCTTTCAAGGGAACTGCGACAGTAAGCCCATACGTAACGCTTGCAGCTAGAGCTTAGTAAACAGAGGAGCATATTGATATGGATACGCCATTTAAGATGGTTCAGGTTTTGCCCCCTGCGGCTGACCGATACAACGCAAACCCGAGCACCGACATCGTGAGTCTAGAGAACTTCGAGCGCGTCGTGTTCGTCATCGGCGCCGGCGCTGGGGACACCGGCACCGCGACGATCACGCTGAACGCCGCCTCGGACAACTCCGGCACGGGCGCCGAGGCGATCCCGTTCTTTTACCGGACGGGGGCTGCGGACGCCGTCTCGCAGAACTGGACCCAGGCGACGGCGGCGGGCTTCACGACCGCCGCGGCCGCCGACGGTTTGCACCTGGTCATGATCGACGCGGGGCACTTGCCGGAAACCAAGCCGTGGGTTTTCTTGACTCTAACCGAAGTCGCTAATGATCCCGTGTTGGCGGGCGCGTGGGCGCTGTTCTTCGAGCCTCGGGCAAGACTCGACACCGCTGTACTTACTTAATTAGGAGGGTTAGATGCCGAAAGTTAAAGTTATTCGCGACTACGAGGACAAAGACGGAAAGCACCACAAGGCGGGCGATTACGTCGATGTGAAGGAAGATGCCGAGGTGGAGATGCTGGTAAACAGTGGCGCGGCGGAGAAAGTTCTTTCGTACGAGGAACTCCACACTGCTGCCTACGGCGGGGCCGACCCTCTGACGCTTGAAAAGGCCAAGGAGGAGTTGCGGCGGGCCCAAGAGGTTGAAGAGCGCCGCGCGAGGATTCGCTACTCTGACCCGCAGAACGAGGCGAACGCCAAGATTGCCTACCCCGAGCAGGCCAAGGCTATGGCTCTTCGAGACGAGGCGGTCTTGAAGGAGGCCAAAGAGGGTTTGCCCGACGACGCCGACAAGCACGCGGACGGCTCGCCGCTTACGAGCGCTGAGCTTGCCGAGCGCGAAGGGTCGGAAGGAGAGGCCGAGGAAGGCAAGCGGAAGAAGAAGTAGCCGGTGGCCTGGAGGGAGCTGACCGCACCGCCGGCCAGGCCCGTCAGCTTCGACGTGGCCAAGCAGCACATGAGGCTGAACGGGCACGACGAGCAGGCTTACGTCGAGCTTCTGATCGACGCGGCGACGAAGGTGGTGGAGTCTCAGACGCGAAGGGCTCTCATCGCCCGGAGCTTCCGGCTCCACCTGGATCGGTTCCCCGACGGGCGGGAGATCGAGCTGCCGGTTGCGCCGGTCCAGTCGCTCGCGTCGGTGAAGTACACCGACGGACTGGGCGTCTTGACGACTTGGGCGGACGCGAACTACGCGCTCGACCAGCGGAGCCTAGTCGGCCGCGTGGTGCTGGCGGACGGCGTCAGTTGGCCCACGGGGCTGCTCGTCGCCCCCAACGCCGTCGAGGTGGACTTCACGGCGGGGTACGGCACTACTGAGGCGAGCGTGCCCCAGCCCTTGCGGGCGGCCATCTTGTTTCTCGTGGCCCACTGGTACGAGAACCGGGAGGCGGTAAACGCCGGCAGCGTCAACGAGGTTCCAAAGACCTTCGACTACGCGCTCGGCGGCTACAAGATCGTGAGCGTGGTGTAGGTGAAGGCAGGGAAGCTCGATCGGAGGGTTACGCTCGAGCGTGCGACGACGGAGAACAACTCTTCCGGGGAGCCGGTCGAGACGTGGGCCGAGGTCGTCACCGTCTGGGCCGAGCTGGTGCCGGTCAGCGCGAGAGAACGCTTCAGCGGCGACGCCGTGAGGGCGAGTAACTTGTACGTGTTCCGCATCCGGCATCTGGACGGCGTGGACTCGAAGATGAGGCTCAAGTTCGAGGACAGGTACTACAGGATTTTGGGAGTGTTGCCGATCGGCAGAATGGAGACTTTAGAACTAACGACGGAGCTTTTGGATTAGGTGGCAAGTGAAATCGAGATAAAAGGATTGCCTGAGCTTTACGCGAAGCTAAGCGACGCCCCCAACAGGATTCACAGGAACGTCCTACGCACATCCGTCTTTCGGGCGGCCCAACTCTTACGGGACATTCTCAAAGGCCGCGCGCCGCTAAAGACCGGCGCTCTGGTGAAGAGCATCAAGGCCCGGCGTTCGCGCGGGGACAAGTTTACCGAGGCCGCGAAAGTCGAGGTCGGCGAGTTCTACGCGAAGTTCCTCGAGTACGGGACTTCCAAGATGGCGGCAAAGCCGTTCGTGCGCCCGGCCTTCGAGGTGACCCAAGAGCAGTTGGTGGAAGAGCTGGTGAGGACCATCGGTCCCGAAATCGAGCGTCAGCTCGCGAAGAAGTGATCGACGAGGCGCTCTACGCACGCCTCACGGGGGACGCCCAGGTGGCGGCCATCGTCGGCACGAGGGTGAGGCCGATCAAGCTCAAGCAGGGGGACTCGACCCCGGCCCTGAGCTACTTCGAGGTTTTCGGCGTCCACGAGACGGGCCTTTCGGGCAGCCACGGGGCCGCGACTTCCATGTTCCAGATCGACTGCTGGGGCAAGGGGTATGCGGAGGTGAGGAACTTGGGCGAGAAGGTGCGGCTGGCGCTCCACAACTGGCGCGGGACTTTAGGAGGGACTGAAGTGCAGGGCGTATACGCGGTCGAGACCCAAGAGGATTACGACCAGGACGCTGAGCTTTATCGAAAGATTGTCGAATGCAGGATTGCCTACACGGAGGCGAAACCAAGTTAACTTGATGAAGGAGGATCGGGACATTAGATGACGAATGCGATTTTTGGTATCGGTACTTTACTACAAAGGGGAGATGGAACGGCGGGTGGGGTTCAGGCCAGCAAGACCATCGGCACCTCGAACCAGCAGCTAAGGATCTCGGCCAAGCAGGGCGGTGCGGGGGGCAACTCGAAAACCTTCGGCATCGTCGTGAGCGGCAACAACACTGCGTATTCTCAAGTCATTACGGCGAATTCGGTCTTGATAAACTCCGCGACAGACGGCTCCGGCAACGCCACTACGACCGTGGCGCAGGCGATCGCAAACCTTTACGCGAGCCCGACTTTCTACAACTACTTCGTGGCCGACACGAGCAGCGGGACCGGCTCGGGCGTGCTGGTGGCCGGCGCTTCGGGCGCCCTGTCCGGCGGCTCCGGCGCCGAGACCTTCACCACCATCCCGGAGGTGAAGAACATTTCGATGGGCGGCTTGAGCTTGCAGCTCGCAGACGCCACCAACATGGACAGCCCGAACGCCTACCAGGAGTGGGTGCCGACGTTCAAGAGCGCCGGGACCATCAACTTCGACATCCAGTTCCAGCCCGCCCTGACGGCGCACAAGAACTTTCTGGCCGATTACGTTAATCGCTCTTTGAGGAACTATCAGCTTGTGTTCCCCGACACAGGCGCAACGCAGTGGGCGTTTGCAGGGTACTTGACTAACCTCGCGCCCTCGATGCCGCACGACAGCTTACTTAACGCATCGGGGACCATCACGATCACGGGCGAGCCGACCTTCCCGGCATAATGTAGGAGCGTATGACGAACGCCGATAAAGCAATTCCTTACGTCGATTTCGAGATAGGCGGAAAAACAAGGCGGCTGCTGTTTTCGTGGGAAGCGATCTGCCGCTACGAGATCGAAACCGGTAAGAGTGTGCTCGTGCCAGGCGCGATGGAAAACCTTCGCGGCTATGACTGGACCGTGCTGCTCTGGGCGTCACTCTTGCACGACGACCCGAAGCTCACGCTGAAGGAGGTCACGGGCTGGGTCACTTTCGAGAACGTCAGCCCGGTGATCAACGCCGTGACGGACGCGATGCTGAAAGCCCGTGCGCCCGACGAAAAAAAAACGGACGACCCGGGCGAGTAGACGGGGATTATCAGTTCGACTGGCTATTTATATGGTCACTTGCCGTGTTCGACTATGGACTTACAAGCGAAGCATTTTGGCGCCTCACGCCCGCCCAGTTCTGGGCCGTCTCCAAGCGCTATGACCAGGGGGTAGAGCGGCAGGAGTTCGGGCCGGCGCTCGTCACGAGCACCATCGTAAACGCCTTGCGGGGCAAGAACGACGCGGCAGTCAGTCCGCGGGACTTCATGCCGTCGTTCCAGGAGCACCAGGAAGCCCCGTCGAAATCGTCCGCCACGAGCGTCGAGCAGTCGGTGGCGTTGGCCCACTACGGGCAGCTTCTTTTCGGCGGGGTGATAACGAGTGGCAACTAGGGTCGCGCAACTCTTCATCGAGCTTACCGCCACCACGGCGAAACTCCAGGCCGACATGGCCCGCGCCGTCTCCATCGCTGACAAGGCCGGGCGGGACATCCAGAAAACCGCCCGCATCGTCCAGACCGCGTTCGCCTTCCAGATAGCCAGATCCACCATCAACGGGATTCAGTCGCTCGTCCGCGAGGTCGGAAAGCTTGCCGACATGGGCGACCAGGCCGGCGACGTGCTGGCCAATTTCGAGAAGCTAGGCGGCTCGAAGTCCGCCATCGAGGACGCGCGCAAGAGCCTGCTCGGCATGGTGGACTCGTTCGACCTGATGCAGATCGCCAACAAGGCGATGCTGCGCGACATCCCCGAGGTCAACAAGAACTTCGCCCTGATTGCCGAGACGGGCGGGCGCATCGCCGACGCGTTTGGCAAGGACACGAAAGAGACCGTTGACGGGCTCTTTGACGCCATCGCCAAGGGGAGCAAGAAGGCGCTTCAGGGCTACGGCATCGTCATCGAGAAGGGCGCGAACTTCGAGCAGATCTTGGCCAAGGTCAAGGAGCGACACGACCAGCTCCTCCCCGTCACGGACTCGGTGGCAAACGCCCAGAAGGCTTTCGCCGTTCAGGTGGAGCAGGCCCGAAAAGAGATCGGCATTGCCATCAACGACAGCGACGCACTGCGGGTTGCGTGGCGGGAGCTGTCGGCGGAGGTGGACAAGATCGATTGGGGCCAAGTAGGCGAGGATCTGGGGAAGATCGCGGCGGTGTTTGTGAACCTTGCGGCGCGAGTGTTGCCGACCGTCGTGCGGTGGATCAACGAGTTCGCCCGGGGCCTCGATTACCTGGTCGGCAAGAGCACGCAGGCCAAGGCCGACCGCATGGCCGACACCATCGAGGAGATGGGGGAGCGGATCAAAGAGAAGCAAGCCGAGATTCAGCAGCTTCAGAACAACCGGGGGGCGTCGTTCCTCGGAGCGGGCGCGGGCAATAAACGACGGATCGAGGAGGAGACGGCAAACCTCGGGCAACTCCAGGCAAATCTCGAAGCAAAGAAAGGCGAGTTCAAAGGGCTTCTTGAGAAGCTAAAAAGCGAGTCGCTTCAGCTCGGTAAAGACATCGGCGACGGGTTAGGCGACGGCCTTGGCGACGGGTTGGGCAAAGGCGGCGACAAGGCTGGCAAAGAAATTGACAAGCTCCGCGACAAATGGATAGACGCTCAAGCCGACATCAAGGGCGACAGCTTAAAAGACTCTATCGAAGATGCTATCAAGTCGCTCGACCGGGCTAAGTTCGATTCGCTTATTGAGAAGTTCAAGACCCACACCGGCGAGGGGGTCATACGCGGCCTTGAGGAAGGCATCAAGGCGGGCGTCATCAAACCCGAAGACGCAGCAGCTTATCGCGACACGATGGTGGAGCACGCGGCAAAGCCTTTCTTGGAGAAGTTCGCCCAGGAACACCAGAAGTTTTCTGAGGAGGCGGCAAAACAGCTCCAGGAAGCTTACGAGGACTCGGTCCAATTCTGGCGCGACATCTTTAGCGACGCCATAAACGGCGCCAGTTTCGACCTCGAAAAGGCCCTCAAGGACGTGGCGATAGGCTTTGCGGCCGAGTTTGCGGCGTCGTTCTTGCCTAGCCTAAAGGGAGTTGGATCGCCGCTTGACCTCGGCGGCGCACTGGCCCAGAGCGTCCTTGGCAGCGGCGGGCTGTCGGCGGTCTTCGGCACAGGCGCTGAGACCCTTGCGCCTGCTTTGGGGGAGGCGACTACGGCGGCCAAGGACTTGGCCACGGGCGCCGCCGCTGCCGGGAAGGCCTCAACGCTCGCCAGCAGCGGGATCTTTTCGCTGGGAGGTGCCGCAGCCGCTGTCGCCGGCGCTCTGGTCGGGTTTCAGCAGCTAACCGGGGTCCAGAGCGCACTAAAGGGCGGGAAGCTGAGCTTCGGTTCCCAGGCGGCACTGGCCTTGCCGACCGGAGGCGCCTCGTTCCTGTTCAACCCGATTAAAAAACTCTTCGGCGGCCCGACCAACCCCGACACCGTCGCGAGAAAGCAGGTCGAGTCCTTCCTGGAGGAAAAGCTCGGGAAAAACGTGGTGTTCGGTTCGAGCGGGCGGTTCAACGGAGGCAAGGGGTTCGACTTCCTGAAGGGGCTCGACGGGAGGGCTCAGACGATGTTTTCGGGGCTCGGCGAGGGCATCAAGTCGGTGCTGGGGATCGTCGAGGAGATCGGCCCGCAGATAGGGGCCATCATCGCCGAGCACGTGGGCGGGAGCGCGGACGTGGCGCGGCAACTGGTGAAGAAGCTCGGCTTCAGCTACGAGCAGCTCGAGGAATCCATTGTTCAAAGTGCGCTTGCGGCTAACAAGAACTGGCACGAGGTGGAAGTCACCCTTCAGGGCATCGGCGACGCCTTCCAGCCGGGACTTGCCGCCTCGAAAGACTTTGCGGGGGCGTTCCAGAACATCATCCAGTCCAACGCCGACGGCTTCGACGCCATCCAGGCGGTGCGGGACACGGCCATCGAGGCCCAGGAAGCGGGTCTCACGGAACTCGCCCAGCTCCAGGCCGAGCTGTCGAAGAAGTACGACCCGGGCCAGGTGGCCACGTTCTTCCAGGCGCTCGCCCAGCGCGGCATCACGGAGCTTGACCAGCTCGCCCAGGTCTCGGACCGGGTGGCGGGAGGCGTCATCGCCGACATGGTTTCCTTGGGCTTTCAGTTTACGGAAGTCGCTAACCAGATCTCCCAGGCTACCCAGGCGCTGCAAGACTTACAGGCCGCAGCCGCCGGCACCGGCTCGGCCGCCGGCGCGGTGGAGCAGTTCGCCCGGGGCGGGATCGTGTCGCGTGCCACGACGTTCGCCACCAGAAGCGGCCTCGGCGTCATGGGGGAGGCGGGGCCTGAAGCCATCTTGCCGCTCGCCCGGGTCAACGGCAGGCTAGGGGTCCGCTCCGTCGGGACCGGCGCGGGCGCCAGGGCCGGCACCACCTACATCGTTAACGCCCAAGGGGCCGGCCCCGGCGTCGAGCACCGGATCATGCGGGCACTCAGGGAGACGGAGCGGGTGGCCACCAGAAACGCGCTAAACGCCGTCAGGGAAAGAGACGCAAGGGGGATGAGATGACCATCAGCTACCCGCTCTCCTGGCCCACCACACCCGGCCCGAAGCGCGTCGAGTTCGCCTCGACGCAGCAGGTGGGCTTGGCCCGCTCTCCCTTCACGCTCCAGGCCCAGGTGCAGGAGTACCAGGGCGATATGTGGACCGCGACCGTAACGCTCCCGGTCATGCAGCGGGAGTCCGCCGAGGAGTGGCACGCCTTTCTGCTCTCCCTCCACGGCGTCCGGGGCACGTTTTACCTCTACGATCCGCTCGGCCGGGAACCGAGGGGCATTGCCACCGGCTCGCCGCTTGTAAAGGGCGGCTCTCAATCGGGCTACACGCTCGCCACTGAGGGCTGGAGCGTCAGCACCACCAACGTCTTGAAGAAGGGCGACTGGATTCAGATCGGGAGTTATCTCTACAAGGTGGTGAACGATCACAGCTCGGACGGTTCGGGAGAGGCAACGCTCGACATCTGGCCCTCCCTTCGAGTCAGCCCCGCCGACAACGACGCCATCATCACCTCGAACGCCAAAGGCGTTTTTCGCCTGGCGGAAAACGTGAACCCGATCCAGGCGGCGGACGAGCTCCAAGTCTACGAGGTTTCCTTTAGCGCGGTGGAGGCGAGATGACCCGCACGGTAACCAACGACTTTCTGACCGAGGCGGAGGCCGTGTTGTGCAGGCCGCTATTACTTTATGAAGGCACCTTCGACCCGACCGTTGTGCGCCTGGCCAACACCGCCCGCGACGTGAGTTGGGACAGCAAGACCTGGCTCGCAAACGGCTACCTGCACGTGCCCGAGGGCGGCGGCGAGAGCGCGGAGCTTGAGCCCATCGGGTTCGAGGTAGTGTTGAGCGGCGTGCCGTCTGACCTCCTCTCCATCGTGTTGGGGGAGGCAAGACAAGGGCTGCCGGGGAATGTCTGGTTCGGCTTTTTCGATTCGGACTGGCAGGTGGTGGACGACCCGTACCTGCTTTGGTCCGGCAAGTTCGACACCGCAAACATCAACGAGACTCCCACCGGGTCCGTCATCACACTCAGCTACGAGAGCGACCTTGCGGACCTGGACCGCCCGATAGAGCTTCGCTGGACCCACGAGACGCAGCGGCATTTTTACCCGGACGATCTCGGCTTCGTTTACGTGCCGCAGCTCCAGGACTGGGACGGTTTCTGGGGCAAGAGCAGGGCCAAGGTAAGAAAGAAGAAGCGGAAACGGAGGGAGGGTAAATGATCGACGATCCGTTCCCGCCGGCATTGCCGATTGGCAACTACGCGCCCGTCGTCAAGGAGCGCGACCCGTGGCACGTAACGAAAGACGAAGTTGAGAAGTATTTAAAGAACCACAGGCGGGCCAAGGCGAGCCGCAAAGTCATTCGTCAACGCTTGAGGGCCGCAAAGATAAAGAACGCTCCGGGCAAGGAGGTGTCCTTTAGCCAGTCGGACGCGCCGTGGCAGATAATTTATGGCACCGTGCGGGTGCCGGGCGTGTTGACCTTCGCCCACATCACCAACAACAACTACGACCTCCACCAAGTCTACACCATCGCCGGGCACGAGGTTCAGGCGATCAATTACGTGTACCTGGACGACGCAAGAATCACCTTCGACGGGAGCGGCGAGGGTGTGGCGACCGGGGAGGTGAAAAACGGGGCGTCCGGCACCAACTACCTGAACGTGTTCGCCATGCACCGGGCGCTCGGCGGGCCGAACCAGGACGCCATCGGGGAACTCGTCACCAGGGCTTTGGCCTTTTGGACCCAGAACCACCGGCAGCGAAACCACGCCCACGTCTACCTCCGATTCCACTGGAACGCCGAGAAGTACCCGGAGAATTTGCCGGACGTGACGTTCGAGGTGCAGGGGGAGAAGTGCTACGATCCGCGCACCGCCAGCATCTCGTTCACGCAGAACGCAGCGCTCTGCATCGGCGACTTCCTGATGGACCAGAAGTACGGCTGCAAGATCCCGATCTCCAGGATCTACGTCGGCTCCGGCTCGAGCGACGAGGGCTCTCTCTGGTGGGCCGCCGACATCTGCGACGAGGAGGTAAACCTGGTGGGCGGCGGGACCGAGGCGCGCTATACCCTGAACGGCTACTTCGACGCCTCCCGCACCAGGCGCGAAATACTCGAAGAGATGCTAACCGCGATGGGCGGGAGCATCACCTACTCGGGCGGCCTCTGGAAGTTCTGGCCCGCCGCCTGGCGCGCCCCGGCCCAGGCGTTTGAAGAGGGTGACATCCTGGGAGACATCAACGTTCAAACTCACGTCCCAAGAAGAGACAGCTTTAACGCGGTTAAAGGCACCTACGCCTCAGCGCTCCACAACTACGAGGAGACAGACTTTCCCCCGGTTACAAACGCCCTTTACCTGAGCCAAGACAACGATGAGCGTATCTGGGAAGATATCGTGCTCCCCTTTACGACGAGCGGCTCGGCGGCCCAACGGCTCGCAAAGATCGCCCTGGAGAAACAGCGCCAGCAAATCAGCATCGAGTTTACCGCTAAACTAAAGGCGCTTCAGTGCGAGGTGCCAGACAACATCACCGTCACCTACTCGCGGTTCGGCTGGACCAGCAAGGCTTTCGAGCTGATCGACTTCAAGCCGCTGGCCGAAAGTGACGAAAACGGCGTGCCGGTGTTCATGGTTCAGATCTCGGCCAGGGAAACCGCCGAGGGCGTTTACGACTGGAATAACGGCGACGAAACCACCATCGACCTCGCGCCCAACACCACCCTGCCGAGCGCTTCGAGCTACACCCTGCCGACTGGCGTGTTACTGGAGAGCGGGACGAGCCACCTCTACATCCGGTCGGACGGCACCGTCTTTAGCCGCATCAAGGTTAGTTGGGACGAGATGACGGACGCTTTCGTCTCCTCGGGCGGCTTTATCGAAATCCAGTACAAGCAGTCGAGCGCGAGCGACTGGCAGAACGCCTCTTCCGTGCCGGGCGACCAAACTTTTACTTACATCCTTGACGTTCAAGACGGCGCTCAGTACGACGTGCGGATCAGGTCGAAAAGCGCCTTGGGGGTTTTGTCTCCCTTCACCGACATCCACTCCCACATCGTTATCGGCAAGCGCGAGCCGCCGTCCAACGTCACCGGATTCTCGGCCCAAATTCAGCAGTTCGGCATCCTGCTTTTCTGGAACAAACCTCCCGATCTCGATCTCTCGCAGCACGAGATAAGGATCGGGGGTTCGAGCTGGGAGACCGCCACCTTCCTCCAGGCGGTAGACGGCACGAGCGTTTTTGTGAAGATGCAGAACGCGGGCGGCTACACCTTCTGGATCAAGGCCATCGACACGAGCGGCAACTACAGCGCCGCTGCCGCCTCGCTCGACACCACCATCGCGGGGCCGGGGGCGCCCTTCACCACCTTCTCCCTCTCCGGCCCGAACGTCCTTTTCGAGTGGACGGCGCCCGGCTCCCACTTCGGCATCGACGAGTACCTCATCAGCTACGGCCCGGCCTACGCAAGCTCGATATTCGTGGCGTCCGTCAAGGGCACGCGCTACGCCCTCAAGGCCGAGTGGAGCGGCACCCGAAGATTTTGGATTGCGGCCAAGGACGTGGCGGGCAACATCGGCACGCCCTACCAGATCGACATCAACATCGTGACTGCCGGGATCGTGCAGAACTTGCGCTCCGAGGTGATCGACAACTTCATCCTGCTCCGGTGGGACAAGCCCTCCGCCTCTACCCTGCCGCTCGACCACTACAAAGTCTACAAGGGCACGCCGTTTTCCAGCGCGATGCTCATCGGGCAGTTAAGCGGCACTTTCTTCACGCACTTCGAGACCCAGGCCGGAACTTACACCTACTGGGTGCGCTCGTTCGACTCCGCTGGGAACGCCGGGGCCGAGCTTTCCATCACGGCCACGATGGCGCAGCCGCCCGACTACGTGCTGCTCGATAACTTCATCGTGGACCCCTCGACCTACACCTCCAAGGCCAACGTCGTCACCGACAACTTCGAACTGGTCGGCCCCATCAAGGAGGAGACGTGGGAGGAACATTTCGTCGATAACGGATGGGACACGCCCGAGGACCAGATAAGCGCGGGCTATCCGTACTACTGCCAGCCAGGCGCCGAAGAGGGGCACTGGGAGAAGGTGATCGATCTGGGCGGCGTGGTCGGCACCGCCATCTTGAAGCTCTCTTACGTTCAAGACGATCTGGTGGGGGAGCCGAACTTCGCGGTGAAGCTTGCGTATAGCTTTGACGGCGCAAGCTGGACCGAAGAGGTGGGAGTGACGCATTTATTCTCCACGAATTTTCGGTTTGTAAAAATTCGATTTGAATTTGAAAGCGTGAGCACGGGTTCTGGGGAGCCGGTCGGCGTACTTTTGAGTATCACGAAGCCATGACGATCACTAAGTTAGTTGAATACGAATCTGCCATGACGACCTTCGGCGCCTACCTCTCGGCTCATCTTGCAGATCCGACCATCTCAGACGAGCAAAAGCTGTCGAATGTTTACTACGACGCGCAATACGTTTTCTACCGCATCGCGACCTACACCAACGATCACGCCACCTGGAACCTGGCGGCGGAAAGGGCCGAGGCAATCTACCGCGACTATTACCTCATCCCTTCAAACGCCCAGGTGCCGGGTTTTTGGGCCTTTACGGAAGGGTTGAAAGAGTCGTGGCTAAGGACTCAAGACGGCATCAGTAAGACCTGGGCCATCAACATCTCGAACAACGCTGCCTACCACTCGGAAGTGCCGGACACCTTGACGGATCTGGCGGACGATTTGTTCGCGAGAGAAAACGCCTACGCCCTCTTGAGCCATTTAAATGCCGAGCTTTTAGGGGCTCCGAGGAGGGAGAGGATCTACACGCTGGTCGATAATGCTCTGGGCCACATCGACGCCTGGGTGAACGAGACGGCCTCCTACTGTAAGCCATTCTTTACAGCCTTAACGTGCCGCTCGCTCATCAGGTATAACGACATGATCGGCGACAGCCGGATCGTGCCGGCCATCGAGTCCATCTGCGACTACATCTGGGACAACCTCTGGGACGCGGGGGCCGAGGCGTTTCTCTACATCCACGACGTTTATCCGGGGGAAGATCCGCCAGACCCGGCGCCCGACTTGAACATGCTGATCGTGCCGAGCTATGGGTATCTTTATTCCAAAACCTTCGACTCAAACTGGCTTACCATAGGGGACCAGATTTTCGACGGCGGCGTGCCGATCTACGACGAGTGGGGCTTTCACGTTAGCGGCGCGTACCTTGGCCAGTCGAACTCGGCCGGCGTGAACGGCAAGCACTTCGACCAGCAGTTCCTCTGGAGCATGGATTATCTTACGTGGGCTCAGGCGGTCGAGCCGATAAGCGGCGGCATGACGGGCTTCGGCGACATCGCCCGAGTCTTTAACATCGGCTTGAGGCTCGATGCCAAGGTAATTAAAGACTCGGGCAGCCAAACGGTTACTGACGCGGCCAGCGGCGCCGTGGTACAGTTCAACAAAAGCTTTGTGGACATAAAGAGCCTACACGTAACGCCCCAGTTTAGCTCGAGCTATCCGCTGACTGCCGTGTACGATTTTCAAGACGTGCCGAACCCTACAAGCTTTATCGTGTATCTTTACAGGACCGATACGGGCGCGAAGGTGACGGGAAACTTTAGCTGGTTTGTAGAAGGATATTAGTTATGTCTGATAGTTCCATCCCAATTACTCCCGGATCTGGTCTCAACCTCGATACCCGCACCGAGGGCACCAACTCGGAGCATAGGCAAGTGATCGTCATCGGCGATCCGAGCACCAACGCGGGCGTGGCGCCGGTCAGTGCCACCGAAGGGCTCTCGGTAAAGATCGCCAACAGCACCGCCCCGTCCGTCAGCATTGCCGGCTCGTACAATCCTCACGGCGGCGCCGCTTCCGGCTCTCCGCTTTCGATGGGCCTTACTGCCTACACCGACTGGCCGACCGTGCAGGACTCGGGCGATAACTTGAGGGTGGGGGGCGATCTGGTCGGAAGGCCCATCATCATGCCCTACACGATCCCGGAGAAGCTGTTTAACAACCACATCTCAAGCGCCATTACCGACACGACCGCAACCGCGATCAAGAGCGCGGGGGGCGCGGGGATTCGCTTCCTGGTTACGACCTGGACGGTACTGAACACCCACGGGACGGTAGGGACGGTGGTGCAGTTGCTCGACGATTCGACGCTCCTTTGGCAGACGTATGTGGCGGCGTTAAGTGACAAGACCTTTTCGTTCCTGAATCCCTTGCGGGGGACGGCGAACAAAGCTTTAAACGTCAAGCCACTTACAACCGGCTCATCTATCCTGTCGTCCGTCGCCGGCTTTATCAATCCATACTAGAGTGAGTCATGCCTGACTGGAACGATCCCACCATCACCCGCCGTTACGACACTGAGTTTACGCAAGACTTGAAAGCCTTGCGGGACTCTCAGGCGAAGCTTTTTGATGACGGCGTGAGCTGGTCGAACCTGCCTTCCGGCACGATCCGCTATTCGACCTCGAACAAGCGTTTCGAGAAGTGGAACGGAAGCGCATGGGCCGCGATCACCGAGTGGGCCATTCCCACCATCACGTCCTGCGGTCAGATAACGAATACCGGCACCATGAACATCGGGCCGAGCACGAACCACGACCTTCGCTTCGACTCAAACGGCGCCACCCGCTTCGTGGTGGACGCCTCCCGCCTCTACCCGAATCAGCATGATACTTACGACATCGGCACCGCGTCACTCCGCATCCGGGACGCCCACATCGCAAACGTAAAGAACGTCGGCACCCTCATAAACGGCAACACCATGACGATAGGGCCGACCAACTCGAACGACTTGAACTTCCAAACTAACGGATCGTGGAAGCAAAAGATCGCCGCCGCCGGCCACTTACTCCCAAACGGAGATGACACTTACAACTTGGGAGCGGCGTTCGGCTCGGGGAGGTATTTGAGCGTGTACGCTGCGGCGCTGCGCGACTGCGCCAACCTCATAAACGGCAACGACATGACGATAGGGCCGTCGAGCGCTCATGTGCTGAACCTGCGAACCAATGACCTCGTGCGGTTCTACGTGGACGCGACCGGGAATCTTTCGGGCGACGGCACCAACAGCGGCAACATTGTGTTCCTGAAGGCCGGAACCGGCATCGTGAACGCCGTCGATACGGGCGTGACCGCCACCGGCTCGGACCAGGCGGGCGCTTTAGCGATCACAAAACACGTCACCGTCATCTCGGGCGGGGCCGCCGACACGGGGGTTCGGTTATTCGCCCCTGCCGCCGGCTCGCAATCCTTCACGATCTATAACGATTCCGGCTCGAATAAAAAAGTTTATCCGCCCTCGGGCGCTGCGTTTTTCGACAACCCGGCCAACGCCGCCATCACGCTAGGCAACAACACGGCAGCGCTCTTTAGTATCATCAGCGCTACCAAGTGGGCCTATTTCGCGGGACCGTAAGATGACCAAGGACGAACAAGCCACCATTTTGTTAAGCTCGGTTGCGCGGCTTCAACGCATCAAGTTTCCTGCCGCAACGGTGGAGGAGTTACTTCAGATTTCGAGCGAGCTGATGCCGGTGATCGACGGTATCGGCGGCGTGTATAACGAACTAAAGGAGGAGGCGTTAAAAGAGGCAAAGCGTAAGAAGAAGGAGGCGTAGTGGCCGACTTCAAGACCCAAAATATCGCCATCGTATTCGGGAGTTCCTCGGACCAGACCGACACGGCCTTACCGGACCAAAGCGGCATCACGGGAGTTGGCGCCGGCGGCAATACTTTTGTTTATATCAACTCAGTCACCTACTCCTCTTGCGGCGAGGATGGTGTCGGCACCGCCGACCGGACTAATAGGGACTTGGGCGCAAGGGTTCAGCTCGTAAACGTATCCGGCACCTACTATGTAAGGGCGGATAGACTCAGTACCGGCGTAAATAACGACATGCGGGTGTACTGCACGGTCGTTAGTTACATCGGCTCCGGTGGAGGCGCAAACGAGTTCATCGTGCGCGAGCAGGGAACGCTTTCGTTTGCGAGTGCCGACAGCTCAAAAACCAGCTCCACCATCTCAGGCATCACCGACTGGAACGACTGCATCGTGTTCCACGGCGGATCTTGTCATGCCGACTCGGGACGTAATTGGGACAGGCACCAGACACAGCTCCGCATGACCAGCGCCCCGGCTGTCCAGGGCAATAGGGGCGCCACCACCAACGCAAACGACACCAACTATACCGTGGTGGAGTTCACGGGCTCTGCCTGGGCGGTCAAGCAGACGCTATCGGACGGGCCGATCAGTGCCGCAAACACCGACACGAACGTAACCGTCACGGACGTTACCAACTGGGCCAAAGCCTTCATCTACGTTACTTTTGCAATGCCGGATGAGGAGGCGGTGAACCAGTGCTCTATTGCGTTTCGCAAGGGGGCAAACACAACGACCGTGACGCTACGGGCCGCAAGCGGCACTTTCAGTCACGGCGGCTACAACTTCACCATCAACACGCTGTATAACCCGAACATCTCAGTCGCGCACGAGGACTCCATTGCGGGCGGCGGCACCGACCACGGAACGAGTGATACGACCGTGAATCAGGCCATCACGGCGGGCTCGGGGGGGCTCGACGAGATGATGGCGATCTGTTCGAGCTACGTCGATCAGAACAACACCGGCTACCCGCGCCAGTGCTGGGGGTGGTTGTTGACCAGCAGCACGAACCTCCGCTGGTTCAGGGGGAGAAATACCGGCGCTACCGAGTGGACCCGGCAGATAATTGATCTGACGGTGAGTAGCGGCACTTCCCACGCACTGTCCGGCGCCATCGCGGCCACCGGCTCTTGCGACGGAGCGGTGGCGGTAGCGCGGCCGCTGGCGGGACAGGTGGACGGAGCGAGCAACGTAACGGGGGCTGCGGCAGTAGCCAGGGCGCTGTCCGGTTCGGTCGATGGGGCAAGCGATATCACTGGTCTACTTGGCCTGTCGAGAGTCTTGTCCGGCACGGTGGACGGTTCGAGTAGCGTCACCGGGGCCGTTACGGTAGCGAGAACCCTTGTCGGCCAGGTCGATGGGGCGAGCAACGTTACCGGTAACGCGACTGTCGAATACGCGATCCAGGGCGTCGTAAACGCGGCGAGCACGGTCAGTGGACTACTCGGCCTCGGCCTGCCTCTCGCCGGCCAGGTCGATGGGGCAAGTTCGGTAAGCGGCAGCATTGACCGCACGAGAGGTCTTGCCGGATCGGCAGATGGTAGTTCAAGCGTGACAGCCGCTTTGGCAGTAGCGAAAGCACTGTCCGGTTCGGTCGAGGGTAGCTCAAACGTTACGGGCGCTTTGGCGGTAGCGAAAGCGCTTGTGGGCTCGGTCGAGGGGGCAAGTAGCGTTACAAGCGCTTTGGCAGTAGCGAAAGCGCTTGTCGGTTCGGTCGAGGGGAGTTCAAGCGTAACCGGACTGTTAGGCCAGACGCTTCAAATTGCAGGCTCAATCGAGGGTAGCTCAAGCGTTACGGGACTTTTAGGCCAGGCACTTCAAATTGCAGGCTCAACAGATGGCAGCTCAAGCGTTACGGGTACTTTGGCAGTAGCGAAAGCGCTTGTCGGCTCAGTCGAGGGCAGCTCAAGCGTTACGGGTACTTTGGCAGCAGCGAAAGCGCTTGCCGGCTCAGTCGAGGGCAGCTCAAGCGTTACGGGACTTTTAGGCCAGGCACTTCAAATTGCAAGCTCAATCGAGGGGGACTCAAGCGTTACGGGCACTTTGGCGGTAGCGAAAGCGCTTGTCGGCTCGGTCGAGGGTAGTTCAAGCGTAACGAGCGCTTTAGCGGTAGCAAGAGTACTTGCCGGCTCAACAGATGGCAGCTCAAGCGTTACGGGTACTTTGGCAGTAGCGAAAGCGCTTGTCGGCTCGGTCGAGGCAGTCTCGGCGATTGACGGAAGCTTAACGGTCGAGGGCGGCGCCATGAAGGCGCTGGCGGGGCTGGTCGCGGGAGCTTTGGACCTTGCGGGCAATTTGAGTGTTGGGCGTCCGCTAGCCGGAGACGTTACAAGCTCATCCTCAGTCGATGGCGCCGTTAGCGTAGCCAAACCGCTTTCGGCCTCGGTCAGTTCGAGCGCATCGGCAAACGGCTTGCTAGGGCTCCGATTTTCACTCTCGGAGCAGTTTAGCGGCGCCTCGAATGTGACGGGTGCGGCCACGATACTTCGGGGCTTAAACGGTCAAATCGCGGGGCAGAGTGACCTTCAGGCGGCCATCTCGGCGCAGCGGGCCTTGGGTGGCAGCGTCGATTCTCTTTCTACCGCCGATGCTAAATTGATGTTAATGTACGCCTTAGAGGGTCTTATCTCCAGCGCATCAGGCGTAAGCGGCAATCTGGGGCTACAGATCCTTGACGTAGGCACTCCGACTCTCGTGTTCGAGGCCAAAAGCAGGCAGTTTATTTTCACTCCCGAGGTCCGCGAGTTTATATTGCAGGCCAGGGACCGTAAGTTTCAATTTGACGTTTAACACAGGAGAAATATGGGAAGCTTTGCCGATTATTTAGAGAATGCCCTGTTGGATCACGCCTTTGGCGGCGGAGACTTTACCCGACCGGCGACGGTTTACGTTGGGCTATCTACTAGCACCATCACCGATGCCGGCGGAAACATCACCGAGCCTTCAGGCAATGCCTACGCACGGGTAGCGGTGACTAATAACTCAACCAACTTTCCGAGTGCGTCGGGGGGCGCCAAGGCTAACGGGGCCGCCATCACGTTTCCAGCCGCTACCGGCTCCTGGGGCACCGTGACGGATTTCTTCATTTCAGACGCTTCTTCAGGAGGCAACATCATGGGGTATGGAGCGCTGACGACAGCGAAAGCCATCACGACAGGAGATGTGGCCAGTTTTGCAGTCGGAGAACTCGATCTGGCGCTATCATAACGATATCATTAGCTTTTTAGATGGAAGAATTCACCAAACAGCCCTCAGAGCAGTGGACTATCGCCTGGAACTTCTTCGGGAAGCTGGCGCCTTTCAGCTCGGCGAACCTGGCAAGCGGCACCATCACGGCTTACAACGTGACCGACAGCGCTGACGCGACGGCCACGGTTTTATTCAGCAGCACCATGCAGATATCGAACTGGCTGGCGAAGTGCCGCGTGAAGGACGGAACGAGCGGCAAGAACTACCAGCTAACCGCGCTCGTGGTGGATTCGGATGGAGAAGTGTACGAGGAGGAGGTGTTAATGCGCGTTTTGGAGGAATAACGTGCTACCCGAACTTATCGTTCAGATGAATGACCTTTTCAAGAACGAGGCGCCACGTCATATGGCGCTTCTGCGGGACAAGGCGCAGCAGGGCGACATGATCGAGGTGATAAAGGAGGCGCACGGCCTGGCGGGGACCGCCCGCAAGATCGAGGCCGTGGGACTGTACGAGCTTTGCATGTCGATTGAGCGCTTCGCCAAGGACGGTAACAAGGCGAGCCTGATGGAGTCCCTCTTCCACCTGGAGGCGGCCTATAATGACGCGCTGCACCAGGCGAACAAAACTACCATTGATCGTCGCCTCGAAGGGGTGGAGGCGAGCATCGTAAAGTTCGAGGCGTCACTTAAGCAGGAAATGAACGAAATGAAGTTGGCGCTACGCGATCATATCAAGAAACAGGATGAGATATTACACAGCATTCGGGACAACACGGACGAGGTAAAGCGCTTCACCGAATCGGTCGGCAGGGAGTTCACCTCGATGGTGCAAGCGATCCTCGGGAAAAAGCAGGTGCCGCTCGAGATTTTCCAACGAATCATGACCATCTTTAGTTTGATTGCGATGGCCCTGGCCACGATCATTATTTTCCTCATCACGGGAAAACACCTCGGTTGGATACCGCCGATACCATGACAATTAACCTCGCCACCTGGAAGGAGCGCTGGCCGAACTTTGAACCGTTTGAAGTTCTGTCGGACGACGGCATGAGGGCATTTAACGCGGGGCATCTGGTGATTCAGCCGTTCGCCATGGATTTTCTGCAAGAGTTCCGCGAGAAGGTGGGCCGGGGCTTGATCGTAAATACGTTGCAGCACTCCCGCCGTGGCTATCGGAGCCCTCGGGAGAACGCGCAAGTTAAGGGCGAGGAGTTCAGCTACCACATGCAGGGGCTCGCGTTCGACATCAGCAGTCCGTCGATAAGGCTAGAAGATTTGCGCGCGGAAGCGGTGAAGTTCGGATGGCACGGGATCGGGAGCTATCCGAGCCGCTCCTTTATACACCTCGATCTTCGACCGCGCCTCGATGACAAGCAGTGGTTTTGGGAGGGGTGATGATGAGACTGATTCAAACACTGATGGCTCTGGCCGTAATGCTTGCGCTTCTTTGCGGGGCGATGGCGGCGACGACTCAGGCGCAAGACGCCAGGGTAGGGCTTGCGCCATATAGCATCATGTCCCCACGCTGGCCTTGCAAGCAATACATGCGGGCCTTTCGCGGAGTGCCGGAGATTCGGTTCAGTTGGTTGTGGCGAACATTCGGTGAAGAGAAAGGTTGCGTCACGCAGCTCTTGCAGAACCAACGAACGAAAGCGGCTCAAATTTATCTATTGAATTCCGTGGGGCACCGTAACAGGAGGCTTGGCAATTATGAGTTCCTCAAGGCTTATTCGGTACAGGAGTGGGAGGCGAAACTTAGGGCAAGAGATCCTAAGCTTCTTTCTCGATATCGTGAGTATGCTCGCGCTGCTAGTGATTTTCTACGGGCTAATCTACGGCCTGGCGTTGCTTGCTATGTAGCGCCGGAGCTTGAAGGGAACACCTCAGCACAAGCCTTCAAGGTGCTGGCCGAGGTGACGAAAGAGGTTTTTCCGAACTGCCAGATCGTTCGCTCCGTCTTTCGGCAGCCCGCCGTAGCGCCGTACCACTACGAGCGCCACGAGACGAATGCGAGACTACAGGCTCCTTGCGTATGGAGTAATGACGGAATCGGGATCAAGCATCATGGTCAAGACTCAAACCTTGCTAGCAACGTGTCAAGCGACGACGTTCCGGCACTCGTGAAGCGATTCGCAAAGTGCGACAACATTTACCTCTGGAACGATTTTGATAACGCAATCTGTAAGGGCGGCTTTGTCGATCCAAGGAAGAGAACCTGCTGGCCCACTAAAGAGAAGATTGCCGCCACCAACAAGATGCTGCGCGAGCTGTACGAAAAGCCGGTCGTGGTCCCCCCGCCGAGCGAAGAAGATGAAGCGGCGAAGAAGAAGTGCCGCAAGGTCAACCGCTCGAACGACGGGGCGGGCGGTTTTTTGTGGAAGCCGCTTTCTGACGTGAGACCTTCGGCAGTCGCCTTACTCCCAGGTAGATTCAAAGAGAAGTTTAAGCAGGTTGAGTTGATTAAAGGGAAGAAAGTTCTTGAGCGGTTAATCTGGAGTGGTTTTGGAAACGATGACAAGGATGGTCCCCGGCATCATTGGCGTTCAACACGAAAAGGGTCTTCTCTCCCAAAGCATACGCTATTAAAAGCTGATGGTCAGTGTTGGCCCTTAGCTGATCCAGGGAGCCGATTAGATTGACGGCGCTCTTCATAGTGACGTTTCATATGGTCTCGCTTGCTCAGGACTCTTATGTTGTCAAGTGAGTAACCTTGATCATTGGCGATTCGATCAATGGTCGGAGAAAGCGCTTTTTGATAGTTTGAAGCTTGCCACTCCTGAAAGAGCTGAGGGAAGGAAGAAGAATCAAGCCAATTGGTAAACTCGGAGAAGGAAAATGACAGAGAACATTTTTCGTAAACGGCACGAGGCAGATATCGAAGTCGATACTTTATCGATTGGTAGAGCTGCTTCCGGTATTGTGCATTTGTTTTTCGATAAGTCGCGGACAACTTACGACAATGTTCAGCGTTTGCAGCGTAGTATCGTCGTGCCCTTTCTCTATACCGCTCGGGATTCGCTGCCCAAAGTTCCTTACGCCGTTGTTTCCGCTGTGGGGACTTCGCCTTCTCGTAGGCTAAACATGCTTCTCGATGCTTCTGGTAATACTCGCGATGGTATTCTCGCACCTTTTCAGCGTTGGCGAGTGTCCAGGCTTTCATTGCCGCGGCTTTTTTGTGCTTGTCAATCCGGGGTAACCGCTCTTTGTACTTGCACTTGTTGCAAGTATGAGCACGATACCGTTGACCATTGGGCTTCAGACTCCCCAAGCGAAAAGCTGACATTGGATGAGCTACTTGGCATTTTTTGCAGGTTCTTGTTTCTTCCATTGTTAGGTTTTAACAGAACGCTTCCTATTTAGCAAAGGAGACCTGTATGATTCACTTGATTCTAGTGTTAATCCTGATCGGCGCCTTGATGGTGCTGGTCCCGATGGATGATCGGATAAGAAAAATCGTTAACATCCTCGTGGTGGTTGTGGTCGTGCTGGCGCTACTGCAACTATTCGGGCTCATCCCGACAACGCTTCCGCTTCACATTCACGCCACAACAGTTTAGTTAAGGAGATACGATATGACAGAAGAAACATTGACGCATCCCCACCAGGCCGTGAAGCTCGCCACCACCAAGACGGCGGCGGGCGCTACGGTTCAGGCATTAACATCGGCCACGGCGCTTAGTTACGTGCCCGAGCCGACCATCCAGGTGATCGGCTGGCTCGTTACCGTCGCATCGTACCTCTGGACGCTCTACGGGCGTTACCGGGCAACTAAGAAAGTGACAAAGGTAATATGAGATATCTTTTTTTGCTCTTATTCGCCCTTGCCGCCTGCACGTATGAGCAGGTGGACGCTTTCTTGAACGATCCCGCCTGGAACGAGATTGACGACATTGAGCCGGACGAGGAGGAGGTAGAGCCTACCCCCGCCTCGGACGAATACGAACTTAACGACGTTTAGCGAGCTTCGAGCCGGTGCCCTTGTACTGGGCGCGGCAGAGTGTAGCGTTGTAGAGTCTTGTCAGTTCCACCCTGTAGCCCTTACCTCTCTTTTTGAACACCCAGTTCGACTCGACCTCCCGGTCGTAGATGCTCAGGTAGAGCGACGGGTCAAAGGGCTTTGGCAAGAGGTAGTGGCGCTGGCCCTGGTGCGTGATGTAGAACTCGGTCCTGCCCCAGACGAGGGCCTTTCTGACCGTAAAGTTGCCCTTTAGCTTTTTCGGCCCGCCGCAGGTAAGCCCGAGCGTTGCCTTTACGTTGTAGCTGTACTTGCCGTTTAGGGCGTAAGCGGTTGATGGTAATGTTGCCGCGAGCATCGCGGCTAGAAATAGACGTTTCATTTTTTCCTCCGATTTTGGCTTTTCCTTCCTGTACCAATTTTCCCGCCCGGCCACGGCTCGTCCCAGACCATTTTGATGGCCGCTTGAAACGTAACGGGCGAGTGTTTCAGCAACTCGCAAAAGACTTTTAGCTGGTAAGAGATCGGTTGATGCTCGACGTTGTAGAGGGCTTGGCGATTCCTTAGTCTAAGAAGTCTTGCCATTTCCGAGCAAGTTAAACCACTTGGCTGCCTTAGCCTTTGAAAAACATCATTTGGCATTTTCTTTATCTTTCCAGTGTTATTAGTTATTGACTTTGCGTCTTAAGCTGTGTCACTATCATCAACATAGTAGTTATTTACCATGAATGTCAAGTTAATCGGAGGAAACAACGATGAGCTATTTAAATCCATCACAGATCAACGATCAAAACAAACAATTAGCCGAGGAGTTCGAACGGTATTTAGCGATTCACTGCATATGGTCCGAGGATGATTTCGGCGGGCACTACGCATGGGACGCAGAGGTTCCGGCGCGGGAGGATTGGGAGCGCGAAGTCGCGGAGCTGAACAATCATCTTACTGACAGGGGTGAAGCTAAAGGAGCAGAGAGGTATTAATATGAGCAAGAGACATTCGTGGCAATTAATTGAGGGTAGCAAAACGAAAAAATGTTGTCAGTGCGGGGCTATTAAATTCGCGAGGCCCGCAAGTTTTGAAAGAGGCGACGGTGGGACACATCGGTTTTTTGAGTCCATCATCCGACTGCCTAATGGCAAGGAAGTGAGAGGTTATACCCCCGCATGTTCTGGGGTGTACCAACCGCAACATATAAAGCAAGGTCAATCAGCAGCTCCAACGAGCTGGCTGGAGGCTTACGATGAAGGCTATGCAGTGGAAGGCCCAAAGGGAATCTGACATTTTAACCACACGCCGGGCGCGGCCCGGCTTTAGGAGGAACAATGACACAGTGGACTGTAGTTGGAGAATGTCAGAATTGCGGCAGTCAGCATTATTGGCATCAAGAAAAAGAGCCAATGAGCGGCGGGACTTGGATTGGTTTGTGCGACAAGTGCAAAAGTAACACTTCACATTTTGTGCGCAACAAATACCCACGGGAGAAAGAGTATCAACAGCCATTTTGCAATCGCTTTGGGCAATCTTAGGAGACACATGAAAACAACTAAACCCCTACTGATCATCCTGTTCGCCGTTGTCTCAGCCCACGCCATCGCGGTCAGCACCGAGATCCTTGGCCACTGGCTCATCGCGCAGTACGCGGCGGCCTCGGCCTGGGCGAGCGAGAGCATCACGCGGCGTGAGGTGATCGAGGTGCCGGTGGAGCGTCAGAGCGAGACGACCGACGCCATGATCAAGCGGCTTGCGTTTCACCACAAGGTTCCGCCCTTGATGGTCAAGGCAATCGTGCTCCACGAGTCAGGGCCACAGATGCGGCCAGATCGAGTGAGGCATGAACCGCATCTGCTCAAGCGCTTCAGGAAGGAGGCGGGCATGAACGACATCGAGCATCAGATGCTCGCAAGCTCATTCGGCCTCATGCAGGTTCTTTTTGGATTGCACCGAGAGGCGTGCGGATTGAAGAGTTTCGCCGACCTCTTGGACCGTGAGAAGAACCTCCACTGCGGCCTGGAGGTGCTGAGCAGGTGCCTCAAGCGGCAGACCGGCACGCAGTCCGAGAAGTGGAAAGGTGCGCTCGGTTGCTTCAACGGCGACCAGACGGGGCGGTATGCAGAGCAAATCATGAGCACGTTTGGGGAGTTGAGTTTAAATGGGTAAGCAGTTGAGTTTAGAGGAGGGGGATGTGAACAAACGAGGCAGAAAGCAATTGGTTCGCTACCTGAACTGTGCTTATTGCGATAAGCGCTTCCTTGATAAAGGAGGCGCGAAGACATCGGACTTACGAACGGGAAAGATTAAACATGTCTTCTGCTGCTTTGAACATGCGATGTGGTTCAGAGCGGATCAGCGGGCAGATCAGAAATGCAAGCGGTGCAACAAAACGCGGGGAGAAATCAAATCTCCGTACATGGCTACAAACGTAACTGGGGTAACTTTCTGCAATGGCTACTGCCCGAAATGTTACGCCTTGTTGCATCAATACAAAGGTGATGAGGATCTGTGCAGATTACACGAGGAAACTCAACGACTAAAAAAGGAGATATATGACAAGCAACAACGTGAAAAACACCTCAGACTTACGAAAGCTGCTACTAGAGACGATTGAAGGAGTTCGGAAAGGGAAGATCAGCCATCAGCAGGCGCAGGCTATTAGCGGGCTTAGTGCCCGTATATTGCAGTCTGCTCGGCTAGACCTAGACGTGATCCGTTACACGGCATCTGAAGCTGCGACCCACGGGGGTTCATCTACGTCTTTGCTCTCTGAACCCAGCGGACAAAGAAAGAAACGACGTTTAGCTAATTAGAAATGCAATTCGATTGCCTAGAAGCATAGAACTGTACTAGTATTGTAGAATGGCCTACGTAACGTTAATTGAAGCAGCTAAGATCGTGGATTGTTCAGTGAGCGGCTTACGCCATTTCATAAGAACCGGCCAACTCAAAGCTGTAATGATCCCATCTCCGAAACGGCTGGTTACTCACGTCTGCCCTTGGAGAGTCTATGAGCTAATAATGACCTTGCCCCCTTCAAGTCATATTGGACGAAAGAAACGGGCTCCCTCGCAGCGGAGGAATATCGAAAGCAAAGGATACGTTCTGGTTCACAAGCCTGGCCACCCTCGCGCAATGCATGACGGGTATGTGTATGAGCACTGGCTCGTAATGGAAGAACATCTAGGACGATTTTTAAAGCCTCGGGAGGCGGTTCATCATAAGAACCGAGTTCGTAACGACAATCGAATTGAAAACCTCGTGTTGTTTGAAAGTCATCGTGTGCATATGAAGCAAGAGCATGCGACCGAGTACAGTCAGACCTGGCATAATTATTGGGATCGAATCGGCAAAGGACGGACAAGAGCGATAGCGAAAAAGAAGAAGTAACAACCCACAAGCGTTTTAGAGGCATAAACTAATGGACAATATCAAGAGAGGCTATCGGATTGTCAGTGTCCCTTCATGGCAGGTTCAGAAGCTCTATGACGGTCAGTGGCGAACTGTCTATTACTGCAAGAACGAGGAGGCGGCGAACCGCCGATTAAGGTTGTGCTTAGAACGGCAACGAGCATGGAATAAACGAAAGGACAAGATTGCAGCTATTTTACGGAACCAACTGTAAGGCGTTTTAGAGGCATAAGCTCCGGGCGTTCAAGCGCGGGGCGAAGAGGGAGGAGATATGAAAAGACCATTTTACTGCGGCAGCCAATTTGGTGACTGGAAAGCTCGCAACTGCGACAGATGCGTAAAAGGCTATGACATTAACTGGCATTGCGAGCTGGAACAAGCTCTTGATGACGCCTACATGGATGTTGGTCAGGTCAACGAAGGTGTATATCACCGTATCGGAGCAGATGAGAACAAGCTAGCAAACACATGGGATTGTCCAGAACGAGAACTAAAGGAGCAACCATGAGCGACTTAGGCGACCTATTCAGAGAGTGGAAAAAGGAGAGCCAGGCAAAGAAGGCCAGCAACGCAGAGCAGTCTTTAGCATGGCTAGAGCGAATGCAGATACCGTTTAAGGTGCTTAGCTACAACAATCACCACACGCTCGTTGCTGACCGCATCGACTTCTGGCCTTCAACCGGCAAGTGGCGAGAGCGTGGGACGGGACGGCAAGGAAGAGGGGTAAGGCGGTTGATGGATTATTTGAAACGACAGGACCAACCATGAAACTGAAAGAGATCACAAACACTGACGGCCCGGACCACTGGCGCACTGGTGAGTGTGCAATCTGCGAAGCGAAGAACGTAAAGATCGCTCGCTTTACCTGGCTTACTGGCCTTGATGCCGATGCCTGCTATCCGTGTCTCTGTGAGTGGTACGACGGATGTAACGATACTAAAGAAATCCGGCGTCGATCTCTCAAAGCTCAAGGGCGCGTTTTGGAAGTCAGCATAGAGCAGCTTGAAGAAATCTGTTTCGCTGGCTGGCAAGGTTATAAAGAGGGTCTTACCTTTGCAGAAGTTTGGGATCGATTAAAACTAAAGGAGCAACCATGACACTAGACGAAATGGCCGAAGAGGTGTTTCGAGCGTACAAGAAAATCGAGCAAGCAATGCCAGCCGAGTACGATGTGCTCTGGCGTTGGAGCCGCTCGCTCATGAACGTGATTGATAACTACGCCCGCCAAATCGACAGCCTGCGCGCTAGGGTCGCAAGGCTTGAGGAGGAGGTGGCGAGAGGGAAGGGGTGGGATGCGTGATCGACAAAGCAGTGAACCAACAATCGGAGGAAAACAACAATGGAGATGGAGCTAGCAGTGTCAGACAACCAGATGTGGCGCTTGATCACAGCAGTAATTCACACTCTGGACACAAAGCAGTTGACCCCAAGGGAACGGACGGAGCTTAAGGAAGTTTATGAACTGGTGCGTCGGTGCTGGCTGACGCCAACGAAGGAGGAATATGAGAGCAATACATTGTGAAGCATGTGCCATAAGACACGAAACTATTTTTAAGAACTGTCCCGCAACACCTGAAGATCCCGCTAAATTCGTTCGACGGACTGACGGCGATTCTACGGTCTTCACTCTTTGTGATAGTTGTAACGACCAGATCAAGCCAGGAGATAAGATTACTGCCTGGAGCATGTGGCTCGAAGGACGCGACATCGCTATTTGGGAGCATGAGTACTTGAGGATGGCCATATGAACGACACCATCACCCGAGCCGAGGCCGACCTTGCCATCAAGAAGGTGCTGGCGGTTGCCCGCGAGCTAAAGCAGTACGACGCAGAGCAGCCCCGCACCAGGCTGTACTTCAACCAGCTTGCACAGAAGATGAGCTGGCCTGAGTACAACGCGGCAGTGAACCATTTGATCAAACGCGGCCTTGTAACCGAGCGCTCGTATCGGCTCAAATGGGTTGGGACACACGCGCAGTATGGAGCGCTGTTGGAGGAGAAGCTATGAGCAACATGCATCAGGACCGGCGTGACGATCTAAACGACCTGGCCACTTTCACCGACAACCTGCTGGTCAGCCTCTTGTCGCAGAGCTTGAAGGACGCGATTGATGACTGCCTGAACAAGGGCGGCGATCCCGCCGAGATATGGAAGCGCATCGACCACGCTTCGCCCGAGGCTCCTTTGACGCGCCGGGCGTGTGAGGTGTTTTTAGAGCGGCGGTTGAAGGGGAAAGGGTGAATAAAGACTACATTTGTTTATGGCTGAGGTGACTGACAAACCTTCGGCGCGAAAGCGCAACATGAAAAATAAGCTAATCGATTTGAACAACCACCTCTTTGCGCAACTAGAGCGGTTATCGGATGAGGACATGACAGGCGAGAAGCTCGCCGAAGAAATGGAGCGGTCCAAGGCCATAGCCATCGTCGCTCGCAACATCATCGACAACGCCCGCCTGGCTCTCGATGCGCAAGAAGCGCTCGGCTACACCGCAGGCAAACTCCCCGCCATGATCGGGATTGAGACCGAAGATGAGTAAGCGGAGGGGAAGGCCCCCTGGAATACACACGCCCCGCCGGATCTACACGCCGGAACAAGTTCGGTTTCTTAAAGCCAACTACAAGGGCCGCAGTCGTGCGGAACTTGCCAGGATCTTTGTCGAGCATTTTCGCCTACCTATGACAGAAAAGCAGGTGAAAACGTTTCTGAAAAACCGCGGACTAAAGGCCGGGCTCACCGGGCGCTTCAGTGACGGGCATACACCGTGGAACAAAGGAAAGACCGGCTATATGGGGCCGAACGCCACGAGCTTCAAAAAAGGCAACTTGCCCCACAACCACCGACCGCTCTGGTTTGAGAGGGTGGACAAGGACGGTTACATCACCATGTCCGTTCCCGAGCCGAATCCTTATACGGGCTTCCCGACCCGGTTCAAATTAAAGCACGTCTGGCTCTGGGAAGAGGCGCACGGCCCGAAGCCCAAGGGGACCACAGTGATTTTCCGGGACGGCAACAACCGCAACTTCGATCTAGACAATCTGCTGTTGGTCACCAGGGCCGAGCTTCTGGCGATGAACTTGCACGACTACAAGAATCAACCCGAGGAACTGAAAGCATCGGTCCTGGCTCTAGCAAGGGTCGAGGTGAAGGCGGGCATTAGAACCCGCCCCGCCCGTGGCAGGCAAAGACGCCCGTAACAGTCTCGCCTTCGGCGAGTGCGTATTGCCGAGCGGTCACGCTGCGCGTGTCGTATCATCGTTTGCCTTTCGTCAAAAGTGGGTTTCAAGGGGGGCTAGCGCCTATGAACCCCCTTGAAACCCACTTCCGCCGAAACAGCGGTGGTGGGGTAAAGGGACTAAACTTCGGAGGCATATATGACAATCGACCTAAACAACTTCAACGCAGTAACGAACGAACACGGACGGCACCCGGAAAAGACTAGCGAAAAATACCGCTTCATCCCGACCACCAGAGCATTAACGGTGCTGGCTGATTACGGCTGGTTTCCCTCCATCGTAAGACAAGCAAACGTATTGGACCCGGCAAATCGGGGCTATCAGCGCCACTTGATCCGCTTGAGAAACCGCGAGTTTGAACGGAGCTTTGCGGCCAAAGGAGCACAGCCAGAGATTACGCTGGTTAATTCTCACCGGGGCGATAGCTCGCACTGGTTTTATTCCGGCATGACGGAGCTTGTCTGCATGAACGCTCTTTTAGCCGATGGCACGTCCGCCATGGTGCAGCGTGTGCCGCATATCGGCTACACGGATCAGAAAGTGGAGGCGGCTATCAAGAGCGTTATCAACTATTTCGAGCCCGCCTTTGCTGCCCGTGAACGGTGGATGAGTCTGACGATTCAGGAAGCGGATCGGATCGCCTACGCTGAGGCGGCGGCCTTACTCCGGTGGGGAAAGGAGGACGGGCCGAAAGTGGAGCCACGGGACTTATTGACGCTTCGGCACCCGGAGCAGGCGGCCCCGACACTCTGGAACACCTACAACACGGTGCAGGAGGCGATCATCAAGGGCGGCACGCCGCTGGTGCTGTCAAACGGAACGCGCAGCACGTCGCGCCGGATGAATAATCTACGCGACGAGGTGCGGTTCAATCAAAAGCTCTGGCAGTTGGCCGAAAGCCTGGAAGCCCGAGTGCAGTAAGAAGAGATTTTCAGAACGAAACCACCTGCCGGGGAGTTGGCCCGGCAGTTGGTCAGCGGTAGTTGGTCCGGCAGTTAGTCGAGTTGCTCGAAAAAACAAGGGCCAGGAGGGGCTTTATGGCGGCCTTCCTGGCCCTTGACGAGGGCAAGGCGCTACTTCCTGCCGGTGAACTCATCCAGCGCCTCTAGGTAGTCCTTCAAACGCTCCACTCCGCCAGCGGCCTTGGCGAGCCTGTCGAGACGTTCCACCAGATCTTTCGCGTCGTCCAGCGTCAGATCCTCCCTGTTCAGGACTCCCTGGACCTCCCGCATACCGTTGATGGTCAGAGGGGCATCTTCGCTGTTGTTCACGGACGCGGCCCCGCTGCTGGTGGATCTGGGCTTTCGGGGGGTGCCGCTCTCGCCCTTGAACTTCGTGTTGTAGCTGCTGACAGTCGGGACGCTCGTTGGGATGCCGGTTCGTCGCTCGTACTCCTTGGCCACTTCAGTAAAGTTCAGCTCAGGCATCTCGGTAAAGATGGCGTTCATCACATCGACGTTGACCTTGTTGCGTATCCTCTTACCATCGGGCTCGTTCACTGAGGTTGCCTCCACGACAGCGGGCGGCGGTGATTCTTGATCGAGCTGCCGCACGGGCTCCTCGAACGGCTCAGGCTCCGGTTCCGCTTTTTTCTTCCTCGCCACGGCGCACCTCCAGGCGGTAGGGTGTGGGAACGTACCTTTATGTACTTTAGCCTGTGTCGCCAAGAAGAGAAGATCAATGACGCCAAAATCTTTACTTTACCTCTTGGCCTGGCAGGTAAAGCTTGCGACTTACGAGCAAGCAGCAAGCATCCTGAAGCGCTCGGTCGATGCGACACGAAAGCTTGCCTACCGGCTCGAGCGCGAGGGAAAGGTGCAGCTTAACACCGTCATGGCCTACCCGCTCCCAAAACTTTCCGGCCCGCTATTCACCTGGCGGCCAGGGCGACGGGTGACGGACCAGGAGATCGAGGCCGTGGTGTCGCTCCTCAAAAACCGCTTCGCGGGCAAGCGCCTCATCCCGACCCGCGTGATCCAGGCGACGGAACGGGGCGCGGCGACAGTCGGCGGCTGCACAAAAACGGTACGGCTTGCCGAAGTGCCGCACGATCTCCTCCTGCCGCAAGCCATGACGGTGATGGCTCGGGCCGAAGAGTTGATCGGCGAGGCCGTCTTGAAGCGGGACATGGGGTTTGCGGGCGAGCTGGTCGATGCCCTGCGCGGCAACGTGGCGGTGGAGATCGGCGGCACGAGTTACCGGGCCGACGACATCCGGGCGCTCATGGATTGGTGTACAGCAGCGCGTTACGGCCTGGAAATCTGGTAGCCGGGCCGATAAGATAGGGGGCGGGAGGCCGTGTATGGCAAAGAAACCAGATCGTGACCAGCAGGCGCCCGAGCGGTTTGAGTCGTCCTTGGACGATCTCGACCTTGGGGATCTAAGCCTGGCGGACGACACCCCGCCGCCCGATCCTAAGACGGACTTTTCGGCCTTCAAGGCGGAAATCAACTGGGTCAGAGAGGATTTGCTTCAGGCCCACCAACCCGTTCGAACCTACTTCCAAGACTACCTGAACATGCTGGAGGGCACGAAATACCCCACCCCCGAGGAAAACGTCGAGTTCGTTCACATCGTCCAGGAGCTTGCCGAAACATTCGGCGTGGCGCTTTATTATCCACTGGAGGACGGCTCACGAGTTGAGGTCAAAGTTCGCTTCACCCCCGACAACCGCTTTCAGTTCCGCACAGCCGGCCCCAATCGTCAGTTCGTCGCTGTCTGCCCCACCTGGCCACTTCTGTACGCCAGTTCACATTAGTTTAATTTTCCGTTTTTCCCGATTTTCCTCTTGAAGCCCCCCTCCCGCCAAGGGTAGTCTTTACTGGTCCCACCGTGGGACCAGTAACCGCCCGCCCCACGTAACTCCTGTTCCGCAGTCCGTTTCCGCATTCCGTACCTCACACCCGCTCACGGTGCGCGCCCGCGAGAAAGGAGAAGGTCCGCTCATGGTCAAACGCATCCCGCTGGCAGAGGCGCTCGGCTACCTGGCGCTCGATACGGACGCCCGCCAGTACCGCAACGAGGCCGCCATCGTGCGGCTCATGAACCTGCTGGAGCGCCACGGACAGCTCGAAACCGTCAAGCTCTGCGATGCACTGAAGGAGGTGGTGGACGGCACCTCGCGGCTGCTCGCCATGCAGCGGCTCGGCTGGACGAGTGTGCTGGTCGAGTTCGTCGAGGTGAAGGACCAGGCCGACAAGCTCACCAAGGGAGTTGTGGTCAACACCTCCCAGACCAAACTCTCGCCGCTCGACGTGGGCCGGGCCGCGCATCTGAAACACCAGCAGGGGATGCCGCTCGACAAGATCGCCGCCGAGTTCGGCCTGAACGCGAGCGACGTGTCGAAGCTCGTCACGATCTGGAACGGATTCCCCGAGGAGCACCGGGGGCTCCTGCACGACGGCACTCTCGGGATCGGCGTGGCTTACGAGATCAGCCGCCTGTCGCTCCGGCCCGAACAGCAAAACGAGCTGATCGAGGCCGCCAAGGCGGGCATGAAGGGGGCCGAGATCACCCAGGAGGTCAAGCGGCGTCTGGCCAAGGTCAAGCCCGCCAAAAAGCCGGCGGAACAGGAACGCTTCGTCATCAAGGACAAGGGGATCGTGATCACCTTCTCCGTCGCCCACAACATCACGCTCGAACACCTCCTCCTGGTCGTCACGAGCGAACTAAAGGAGCGCTACAAAAAATGACGCTCAAGGAGCAGCTCATCGACGCCCTGGTGAGAAACACCGTCATGACCAACGCCCAGTGTGACAAGGTGCTGGAGCGCTCCAGCCACAACACGCGGCAAGCGCTCCTGAAGGACGGCGCGATCAGCTACATGCCCTACGGCCCAAAGAGGCGCTCGGTGGTGTTTTTGACCAACGCCGCCCTCACCGCCCGAGGACTCCCGCCCCGAGAGCGCCCGTTCGGGCCGCAGAGCTTGCACGCGCTGTTGGGCCGCTCGGCCTTTGCCCTGAACCGCCACCCGGAACGCCAGCAGGTGACAAACGCCGTCCTTGAGCAAGCGATCAAGACTGGGCTCGGCGGCGGCGCTCACGTCCTGGATCGCCAGGAGAAGCGTCAAGTGGTGTGGCGCGTCATCGTCCCGGCCAGCACCACGACCGTCAAGGCCATCCTGAAGAAACTCCACCGCGTCGTCGGGGCGGCAAAAAAAACGCCGCTCAAAGCGTGGCTGGAGGCGCGCACCTACGGCCTGGCCGTCATGCTGTCCAACGAGCACAAGGCCGCCGCGCTCGGGCGGGCCGTGAGCCGAAAGAGCCGCAAATACCCGCCCCTGAACTCTCAAGTCTCCATCCTCATCGAGTACGCCGACTTCTAACCAAAGGAGCGACTACCATGTACCGCGACAAGCCCCCGGAAAGGCCGATCAACTGGGCCAAGGTCGGCCAGGACATCGCCACGATCATCGGCTTCACCCTCTGGCTCACCTGGCAGATCATCGTCTTTTTCTGGGCTCAGAGCATTCTCAACAACTCCGACCCTCCCCCGATTGAAAAGGAGGTGCAGATGCGATTCGACTTCGACCGGGCCGAAGCCCTGGTCCGAAACTCCGACCGGCTGCTCATCGGACAGTCCTGGGAGGACGGCTCCCCCGCCGTGCTGCCCACGGAACTGCTGGAGAACGGGCACGGCCTGGTGAGCGGCATGACCGGCACCGGCAAGACGGCGAAAGTGCTGATGCCGCTTGCCTGCCAGTTCATCCGGGCCGACACGATCGGGCAATGTGAAGTCGGGCCGGTGGTGTTTTTCGACTTCAAGGCCAAGGACAACGAGACGCGGGCAACGCTTCTGCTGGAGGCCAAGCGCGCCGGCAAGGGTTTTGACGAAATCAACACCGACAGCCGCTACGAGTCGGCCTGCTGGAACCCCATTGAAGAGATGGGGGAGATGACCGTCTCGGAGCACAGCGCTTGCTTCCGTGAGAGTGCGGGGCTCGTCTACCCTTTCGGGTACGGATCGACCTACTTCACGCAGCGCCTGGCCGAGCTGTTCGAGACGCACCTGGAGCGCTGCGAACAAAAGGGGATCTACCCGAGGGATCTCAAGGAGCAGGCGGACCTTATCGAGAGTATGACGCCCCTGGAGGAGCGCCGCGATGCCCAGAGCATCATCGACACGCTGCGGATTCTTGGCCGCTATCCCCAATTCTCCGCCGCACCGGAGGGGGCCAACAAAGTCTCGATCAAGCAAGTCATCGAAGAAAAGCGCGTGGTACTGTTTCGTACCCCAAACGGCACCACGTCCCTTTCCGGCCAGATTTTCATGCGCTGGTTCCTCAACATCCTCTCCCGCCACATGGAGTGGTACAACGCGACCAGGCCGGTCAAGACGGTGGCGCTGGCCGTGATCGACGAGGCCAACATCCTGATCAACGCGGGCCACGGCGATCTGGCTGCAGCGCTTCAAACCATGCGCTCAAGCGGCGTGAGTCTGCTGTTTTCGACCCAGGCGTTTGCAAGCGAGGCGTTTCACGACCCGCGCCTCTGGGCCGAGGTGCTCTACGACGTGGGGCTAAAGGTGCACCTTCGCCCCTCCCCGGACCTGGCCGAGCTTCTGAGCAAGGAGGGCGGCACGCACCGCGAGTGGCGGCAAACCTCCACGACGCTCCGAGACGGCCCCGGTTTTTGGAAGGGCTTTCTCGACAACCTCTTTTGGTGGGTTGACCAGGAAGCCCATGTGCCGGACTACTCCATCGACACCCGGTGGACCGAAACGCACTCCGAGGAGGAGCTGCCAAACCTCGACCCAAACGACATCCGAAAGGCCGCCAGCCGTGGCGCGGGTGTCGTTAGCAGCTACGCCCTCCCCAATGGCATCCCCCGCATCCTGTACCCAACGTTCGTGTGCGATAGAGCGGAGTTTCAGCGCCGCCGCCTGATGACGCCGCCTCTGGCCCCGCCCCGCCCGAAAAACGTCCCGCCCGCCCCGAGCGTGAAGGAGATCGATACGGCGCTGGAGAAACTCGCCGAAAAACAAAGCGCCATGCTGGAGCAACTGGCTGAAGCTCCCGCCCCGAAGCAAAAGAAGAAGGGAGGAAAGAAGCAATGAATTGCCGCCACTGTGCTGAGCCGGTGTTTCTCAAGCCCGACCACCGGGAGGGCTTTACCTGCCCGCGCTGCGGGAAAACGCAAGAACCCCCGCCGCCCGAGGGGTCCAGGGACGACGGCGCGGGGTTGTTCGAGATTCTCATCACGCCGCGCCTCATCCTCGCGGCCGCACTGTCGCTCGTCCTCATGGCCGTCGGCATCGTCACCGGGAACGACGGCTGGATCTGCGCCGGGGCGATGGTGCCGTTTTTCCTGATGGGACTTCCGCTTTCGTTTTCCATCGACAACGCCACCGCTTGCGCCTGGCTGCGCTACGCCGTCCTCCAGCCGCTTGTGTTTGAGGCGGGGCGCTACTGCCAGATTGCCGCCGTGGGCCGCACCTACAGCAATTTCGGCGACGGGCTTTTGCTTGGCCTCTATGCGGCAAGCCTCATGGCGGTCGGAGTGGTCTCGGGGCATCTTGGACTCTTTCTCGCAAACTGGCAGGAGAGACGCCGTGAACGAACACAAGACCACGACTGAGGAAGTGGTGGAGATGGCGCTGCTCCACGCCCAAGACCACTTCAAGCGGCGGCTCAAGAAGGAGGACAAGAACTTTCTTCGCCGCCTGATCGGGGCCAGCATCGAGGCCGCAACGGTATTCACGACTAACGAGGCCGTCAAGCCGAGCGACAACTAGGAGGACTCAGAGCCATGCCAAACTTCGCCTATGTCACAAACGATCTGCGCGGCAAGCTCGCCCACCTCATTCGGCCCTACGTGGCTGATGTCGATGTGGTACTGAGCCAGGTCTGCCCGCTGTTGGACAACGAGATCCACAAGCTCGTTAACCGCGAGGTGGCGAAAGTCACCGACATTCCACGCGGGTGGAACGACAACGCGGAGAGTTAGGAGCCTTGCGGCACGGATGCCCTTTAAGCCCCGGCTGAACGGCAGCTTAACTGGTTCGACTCCAGCGGGGCTTTATCTGGTTTTTCACCACCATCACCTCGGAGACGCGAACATGAAGACGTGGCTCAAGATCATTTTCTTCCCCATCTGGATAGCCGAGCGCTACTGGCACGCCAAGGGGAAGGTGAAAAACGACGGGCCGAAGCGCAAGCCCTTTGGCTTCAGCGAACGCAAGTAGGCCCGCTGGAGGCCGGGGCTCTTCATTCTGGACCTCAGTGAGTGCGGCCCGGCCAGCAGAAACGATGAGATCGGCGTTTTGGGCGACTGATGAGGCCACGTTCAAGGAGACCACGATGCAAGAGTTCAAGATCCGAGTCTACCGAGACCGCGCGCGAAAGACAAACGTCCAGGAAACCACCGTCATCACCCTCTGGGCCAAGAACCAAAAGGAGGCAAACCGCACGGCGATCAAGATCGCCGACGCCGAGGGGCACACCTGTGACTGGCAGCGCGTGGAGGAGGGGTGCTGGGAGTCAGAGGAGACCTTCGACTTCAATGTAGACATTGAGCACCTGCCCTGAACGTTCCTAAAGCCCCGGCGTGAAGGTCACGCGCTTTACCCGTTCGATTCGGGCGGGGCTTACTCAAAAGTCAAGGAGAATAAATGCCTCAACCAAGGGGTATTTATTCTCCTTGACAACTCGCAAGAAACAGGCAGTGCCATGCAAAAGCTCCTGACGGTCAAGGAGGCGGCTACCGAGATGCGCCTTTCGGCCGGCACGGTCTACAAGCTGTGCGAGTCGAAGAAACTTCGCCACCAGCGCTGCGGCGAGAACCAGGGCAAGATCCTCATCCCGCTCGATGCGATTGAGGAGTACTTGGGCAAAACGACGGTGGGGGTAGAGGAGGCTACCCCCACGAGGAAAAAGCAGCCCCAGGTCAAGCTTGAGAACCTGAAGCTTTCTTGAGGGCAGCTTCGAGGTGAGCATCGGCCTTGTTCAAATGCTGGTACACCGTCGCTATCATCTGGCCGTTACTGTGTCCCATCAGCTCCGCGACCGAGAGGTGATCCGCCCCGCTTTCCAGCATCTTCTCCGCGAAGCCGTGGCGGAAATCATACGCCGCCCACGCCTTGCCGAGCTTCTTCTTGAGGCGCTGGAAGCGGCACACGATGGCCTGGGCCTTCCAGGGGGTGCCGTCCGTGTTGACAAACAGCTTCCCCTCCCGCGTGGCCAGACGCTTGACGATCTCTATCGCCCGGTCGTTGAGCCGGATGATGCGCCACCGCTTTCTCCCCTTGGCCTCGGCGGGCGGTATCTCGATCCTTCGAGCGTCGAGCTTGACGTGCCTCGCCTCGATGTGGCGAGCCTCCTGCGGCCTGCACCCCGTCTCCCAGGAGAAGGTGAGCAGATCGCGGAAAGGCTGGTCCTTGACCTTGGAGAGGATGGCGGCGAAGTCCTCCGGCGTGACCGGGTTTTCCCGCCGCGAGGCCCGAGGCTTTTCGATATGCCGGATCGGGTTCGTCTCGATGTAGCCGAGCTTGAAGGCCCAGTTGTAAGGACGCTGAACGTGGATGATGGCGTTCCTGCGGCGCGTCGGTCCCCACTGGGGGTGAGCCTCCAGCCATTCGAGGATGTGGTGCGGTCGAAGCTCGGCGGCGGGCAGGAGGGCTTTTTCCCCGAGGTGCGTGATGAAGCCCTGGATGAAGTCGTGGTAGCCCCGGTGCGTCAGGGGCTCCCGGTTATTCCGGCACCAGGAGAGGAATTTGTCGTACAGCACCACCACCGTCAGGCCGGTCGTCGCGGCGACTTTTTTCTTGGGCTCAAGCCGCGCCGCCGCCATCGTTGCGTGAAACGCCTGCACGATGGAAGCGGGAGCGTTCCACTTCCCTTTTATTTTTTTCGGGGCCGGGGCGTCGGCGGGATGCTCGCCCAGGAAATGCCGCCGCCCGTCCTTGTTGACGTACCACCCCTGCCGTTCTTCCCAGAACCAGGGAGACGCGATGCGGGCCATGTGAAAAACCCTCCAGCCTGAGCCATGTTGATGCACCACGGCGGCCTTCGGGTTGCCCGCCCCTGATCGGTTGCAGCCGGTCAGGGGCTTTTCATTCTGTCCCGGAATTCCGTACCCAAAACTATCGAATCGTCATAAGTCAGTGGACAGAGCCGGGATCGAACCGGCGACCTAAGGATTTTCAGTCCTGACCGCTCCTTCAGCCATCCACGGTCTTAAAGTCTTATGGGAACAGAACTTCAGGTGACAAACGAGCACCCTGTTTCTTGCCGCCACTTTGCATATTTTAGGGCATTTTCTGGCGTTTTCCAGCGGATTCTGTACCGGGTACAGAATGGTTGTTCAGCACCGCCCATTCCCCGCGCAGCTCCAGACATTTGGCGTCATACGCGGCAGCGGCGGCCTCTTCGCCCGCGAAGTAGCCGAGGTAGTGACGCCTGCCTTCATGGAGGATGCTCGCCCGGAACTTGCCATGCCGCTTGTCAAAAAAGACGCCTCGATGTCGAGAGGTTTTGTTCTGGGCTTGATGCCGTCTCTTGTTCCATGAGTTCTGGCCCGAGGTCGCAACTCTCAGATTGATTCGCCGACAATCGAGCGAATCACCATTAATGTGATCACCTTTGTGCTCTTTGCCGATGCCGAGTAAGAGCTTGTGCAAAAAGATCCGCTGAGCCCCTGAAGTCATGGGGACGGTGGTAATGGCGTAGAACTTTTTCTTCGACTTGAGCGCACACCAGCGAAATGCTTTTACGAGAGCGTAATCGTCGTCGTCAATCTGCGCGTACTGTCCTTGGGTCAAGCTAATTTCCACGAACCGACAGTAGCACAAGCTCCTCCCCCCGCGCTACACTCCCCTCGTGCAGGTAGTGTCCTAATTTGAACTCAACCGGGGACGAGCCTTGATGGCTGCTGCCAAAGGTGATATTGTGTAATACAACAAATAGATGGACGCAACGAGATTCGAACCCGCATCTCATGAATGTGAAGGCCATGCGGTTTACCGAGTTAACCTATGCGCCCATGTTATTTGCTTCTCGTAAAACGGGACTTGGACTGGCATGCAGGTTATTTTTCGAGGGTTACGCTGCATGCCAGTCCTTCTTTAGTCCCGCTACAGCAATGTACTAGCGGTGCTGAATCAATCACACATAATCTTGGCTTGATTAGGCATGGCTTAGTAAGGCACGGTTCGGACTGGCTAGGCATGGGTGGGGCTTTCAACTCACAAGTTGAAAGCCCTCGTTTTTTATCTAAACGAAAGTTGATTTGAAATTAGGACACTCCCCTCGTGCAGCCCACCGCCCAAGACATCAAGAACGCTCAAGTCCGGCAGGCCATCGCCGACCGCCAGGCCGAAGAGTACGGCCAGTGCCTGAGATGGGCCTTGGGCGCCTTCGGGCCCGGCTGGCTCCCGAGCGGCAGACACTTTCTCTTGGACAAGGCGGTTGAAGACGAGTGCCGTAGGACCGGCGACAAGCCTACCCCAGCCGCCACGGTCTACACGGTCAAGAACGCCGGAGGGCGCAAGCGGCACTTCACGGTGACGGACGGACGGGTCAGGGAGGTGGCGAGCTACCAGGAAGGTTTCGGCCCCATGCTGAACGAGCCCCACCCCACCATGAGGATCGAGATCAGGGGCCAAGAGGTCGCGCCGCACAGGTATAGCCTCTGCTGGGCTCCCATCGAGCTGTACCACCCCAAGAGCGCAGATGAGCTAGCGGCCTTACGGGAGAGCCGGGAGGAGAAGAAGGCCGAGAAGGAGCAGGCTAAGTTCAAGGAGGAGAATCCGCTTCTTGCGTGGGCTGAGCTAGAGGGGCCTGCGTACAATACAGACGAGCCGCCGTCTGACCAGAGCTAGCAGCGCTGCGGCGTAACGCCGTGGAAGTCTCATGGTGCCCGACAAAAAGTCGTCCGCTTCGGTCTTGTGCAGACACAAGACCCGTGGCGTGCGATGCCCTACGGGGTCAGTTGCTCCGGCAGACGGCGGCTATCCAGAGCTAGCGAGAATCTGCGGCGGGCCGCCGTGGGACGGCTACTGCCCCACATATTCTTCGAACTCTCTCAGCGCTTCTTCTTGCGCGGCCTCATCGAACGTCCGCTCCCAACAAGCCTTGTAGCCAGCGCTAAAATCATCAAAGCGCGTATCGGGCGGGCACGTCGGCGCCGGCATTGGCGTTTCTGTCGGCGTTGGCTCAGGCGTAGCGGTTTTCGTCGGCCCAGCAGTCCTGGTAGGCGTTGGCGTCACGCGGGGGGTACTCGTCGGGCGCCTCGTTGGAGTTGCCCTCGGCGTCCTGGTCGGCATGACGGAAGGCCGAGGCGTTCTTGTCGCTGTCGGGGTTCTTGTCGCTGTCGGCTCCCGCGTCGGCGTAACAGTCGGCGTTTCTGTTGCCGTTGGCGTTGCGGTCGGTGTCCATGTAGGCACCCCCGGAGGCCAAGTTGCGGTCGGTGTGGGCGTAGGCCAAGGCTCGGCATCACCGACGAAGGTGGCGAGCCAGTGCTCAAGAGTAGTCCTTCCGTCTGGTTGCAGCTCCATCGCATCACTCGGCACATCAAGCGTTCGCGTCGTCTCGGGTATCTCGGGCCAGGGGCCGGCGGGTACGTCGCCTGGATCGCAATTCTCGAAGCAGTCAACAAGCTTTCCAACTCCAGATGAGGTTTGCGCCAAGATTTCTTGATCGAGCGGATATCGGTTCCAGGGGCGCGATCCGACGATTGGAAGGAGTTGCGATAAAAGATCTTCAGGCGAGATTACGCCTACAGTGGACCCCGGAAAAGCAGGCTCACTAACGAGCATCGGTGTCGGACCATCAAAGACGCGGCCAGCAGGACACTCATTCATGGCGGCATAAATCGTGCTGCCTTGCGGAATCCCTTTATCATAGTAAATGCAAGGAAAGTCACCTTGCGAAGCTCCACCACGTCTGTAAACGTTGCCAAGGAAGTTAATTCGGTTCGCCGGGTAAGTGGCACCAAGCGTCATGTTAAAATAATTCCAGCCGGTGAACGCCCCGAAATTAAAGAAAACTGAATTGATTACCTCCATCGTGATCCCTGCCTTGGCTCGCAGATTGCGATCATGACAGTTACTTACGATGTTACGGATAAAGCTGATGTTAGTGTTATTTGAATCAATCATCCCCGCTTTAGAGTGCCCGTCTCCTGTCTGGGCAGTCTTAGGATGGATGCTAAACATCAAGGCATTAGCGATAAGCGAGCGCGATACCGTAACGTCTGACACCTTCTGATAGGTGCTGAAGTTCTCGTCAACCGCATGGGTCATACTCAGTCTGTCGAGCACCACGTTTTTTACCGGGACCGAGGAGCCGCCCCAGATAGTGACACCATCCCTTGAGCCGGGATCTTCCCCAGTGATCCTGTCGCCAGGACGCACCGCCAGATCTTGAATAAAGACATCGCTCGCCTGAATGATGATGCGAGAGTTTCTGACGTGCAGGCCCGGACTCGGACAGGTGGAGCCGAAGAACGACATCTGGCCGCTCGTGACAATCAGCTTACTTTGAAGATCGACGTATCCGGCGACCTCACATAAAATTGTCCTGCTTCCGGTGGCAGTAAACGCAGCGCGAAGAGAGCCAGGCCCGGAATCATTGAGGTTCGTCACACGGAGGATTTGCGTGTTGGCGGGTAATGTTGATCGTCCACTTCCAGCAACAGTCTCGCAGCCAAAAGTGTCGCAGCCGGGGTAGATGGGGATCGCTAAAGCGGTTGAGGCAAAAACGAGTATGGAGAGTAGAAAGCAGAGTAGACGTGTCATGCCCCGAACTATACCACACCACACTTCTTTTCGATACCGGCTTGTTCGCGCTTAAACTCTAAGTAAAGCTCAAGCCGTACCCGGTCCAGCTCGCACCGCCACAAGGCAAGCCAGGCGAGTAAAGACGCCCGCTCGTAGCTCGGCACCTCTTGAGTGTTGATATAGAAGCCCTGGCAGTCGGAACGGATCAGCATGGCGCTCTCCTTTGAACGGTTGTCCGTAACTGAAGCGTAGCGCCTGATAAGGGCAGGTCAAGGGCAGAGTTTAGAATTTGGTTTAGCGGGAGGGTTAGCGTGTCTTCTCATTCTCCCACGCGCTTCCACCGAATCTTCTGGCGAGCCAGCGGAAGGGGCTTCTAAAGATTTGTAGCCAGCTATCTTTCATCCCCATCTTGATGAGATGCTTTAGCATGTCGTCAGCTTCTTTGCGCGTATGAAAGAGCTGGTATGCCGGGTTTTGGTATAAGTTGTCATGAATTGCACAAATCTCATCGAGCGGCGTGTTGATCGGCAGCACGAACGGACTGATGCCGCACCTGTCCACGATGTCTAGCGTCTGCTCGTCATCTCGTAAGGCGAACACGCAACCAGCCAGCGGCCCTTCGACCGCAACCCACAAGTTGCGCTCATCTTTGGCGAGTATCGTTACGCCGAAGCGCTTTGTTACGAGGTAGCGGAGGGTGGTCATTGACGCCTCGCGCAACTTCGACAGCTTCCGTCTTTTGAAAGGAAGCAAGCACACACAGAGCACTTTCTAGTCCACGGGCGAATGCGACTACGAGCAAGGACAGCGTTAACAGTCTCTTGATCCCTTACACAATGACTATAAGTGACTCCTTGAAGAAGATATCCAATTGCTCTCCGAGATACACCAAACCGAGCAGCGATCTCTTCCTGCGTCATGGTGTTAATAAGCTCGTATCGGATCAGCAGCACATCGGCATCTTTTAGTTTAGTGTCTCTTCGCTTCTCTCCTCGTGCAAGTAAACCGTGTACCTGGGCATGGCGACGGTTCTCTTGCAAAGTGATAACTTCCAAGTTTGAAATATGATTGTTCGTCTTGTTGCCGTCTTTATGGTTTACTTCATGTCCGTTAGGAATAGGAGCAATAAAAGCTTCAGCCACCAGCCGATGAATTGACTCAACTCTCCTACAAGTGGACATGCATAAGTTAACGCATCGATAGCCAGCGCCCCAGAACGAGCCATTGAGAATCCGTCCAGCCTTAGCCCGATAGCTCTTAACACGCTTAACACGTCCAAAACTTGAAACCTCATACCAGCCTTCAGCTCCAGCCACCGGCCTCCATTCTTCTTGTTCCTGATTCGCTGCTTTACTTTCCATGCACCTCCATGCTAAGAATGTTACTCTATGTCACATCGAGCAAATCTGTCAACAGTCAAGAAGCAAGTATCGAAGAGAGTCATCTCTCTTAGGGAACAGCATGGTTTGTCGCAAAGTGCCCTTGCTCGCAAGGCAAGAATTGGGCGAACTGGTTTATGTCACGTAGAGTCCGGCAGGCGCTTTCCCTCTATCTCCATGCTATTGCTGCTGGCTGACGCTCTTAACGTGACAACTGATCATTTACTTTGTCGCGAGTAGAAGGGAACGCGTTAGTCTTGAACGGTTCTTAACCGTCGAAGGCTAGCGGCGCATTGAAAGAGGTTTTCAATCGGTTAGCTTTCGTGCTCAGAGAAAGGAGACGAGATGGCAACAAGCAAGCTTGTGCTCCATCGAGGAGCCGTGACTGTGAGTGAGGAGGAGCTACGGACCTACAAGGCCCCGCAGCCGGTTGGCCGTTGGGTCCCGCTGGATCACAGCCGGGTTCTGGACATGGTGCGCGGGACGTTGGTGGACTGCGGCTACAACATTCGCGCTCTCAAGCTCGGAGTCAGTCGCGAAGGACACCGGCTGTTCGGCACGATGGACCTGGACACCAGCATCGCGGTCGGAGTGACGCTCGCAGTGGGGTTCAGGTCATCAACAGACCGCAGCTTTCCACTTGCTATGTGCTGCGGCTCGCATGTTTTCTGCTGCGACAATATGGCATTCAGGAGCGAAATCGCCATCAAGGCCAAGCATACTCTCCACGGAGAGTCTCGCTTTCAGGCTGGGATCGCGAACGCCGTCGCTCAACTGGGTCAGTTCAAGATCGAGGAAGAGCAGAACGTCCGAGGAATGCAGGAACTTCAGCTCAAGGACGAGCAGGCAGAGTCACTCATTCTACGTGCGTTTGAACGTGGAATTCTGAACACGCACCAGCTCCCCGGAGTGATCCGCGAGTGGCGCACTCCCAGCTACCCCGAGTTCGAGCCGAGAAATATGTGGTCTCTTTTTAACGCTTGCACCACGATCCTCGGCAGCGTCCAGCGCTCAAATCCGCAGAAATTTTCTGTGGTCACGATGCGCTTGAATTCGCTCCTGTCGCCGAAGGATCCCCAACTCCAACAGGCGGTGTAGTCCACCATGTCCCGCTCTCTCAAGAAAGGATCGGTGTTCGCGTCATGGGCAAAGCAAACGGCAGGAAGAAGGCACAGGCCCCTGCCCCTGCGCCACAACAGCAACAACAGCGTGACAGGCCGGTGCACGAGGTTCGGCGTGGGAACATCCGGGCCTCGATCTGGCTCAACCACCACGCCGAGAAAGGCGAGTGGTTCAACGTGACCACCAGCCGGGCCTACAAGGACGCTCAGGGCAACTGGAAGAACGCCACGAGCTACGGCAAGGACGACCTCCTGGCCCTCGGTGAAGTGTCGCGCCTGGCCTACCACTGGATCGAGCTGGAGCAGCAGCGGCGATTTCTCGAATCGCGTCAGCAGCAGCAGCACGAGCGGCAGCCGGGAGAGGATGATCTGGAGCCGCACGCAGAGGAGCCCATCCCGTTCTAGCAATTTTCAGGGCACGGATGCCCCTTTCTTCTTACAGGTTCTTTACTTGCGCCGCTTCCTTCAAATCGAAAAATTCTGCTCTTGCGGCGCCGCCCCCCGGCGCGCCCATAATCCACGAACCGAAATCGTCTCGCCCCACCACCACGACCGCCGCCCGATACATCTCCAACAACGGGGATGTACAGGATGGCGGGAAAATATGCTGTGCCCGTCCTCCTGTTGTGTTTGCAAACCAAACTAACGGAGGGAGACAACATGGATGAGTACGTGTATCAGCAGGGGCTTTGGGTTCGGGACTACGAGAGCCTGGAAACTTTGGCCCCGACAGTGAGGTGGTTTGGGGATAGGGATGAGGACGCAAGGGCGCTTGTGGCGATGAAAATCGCTCATCGCGGCACTCAGCCCGTCACCTGGCAGTTTCTCCAAGAGGGTGACAGCGTTGTGCTTCACGGGCCCGGAGAGCCTGACGAGGAGGAGTACGGGATCGTTTTCTGGGACGGCATAGAATCGATCTGGGGGGGCGTTAGCATCGTCAAGGTCCACTTCGGCCCCGACCCGGAAGTGCCGTTTGACCCCGACCCGAAAGTGTTTTTCATTTCGGCGGGGGATCAGATCCACCTGTACTCGTTAGCGTCGGAGGTTCGATGAAGAGGAGCGCAAAAGCGGACAGACTTTTGCGTTACCAACGGTGGGCGAGGTGGTGGCTAGTCTACTTTATCCTCGTTACCATCGCTTACGTCGGTGTGGCTGTAATCTGGTGGATCTTGCAGCACCACTACGAAGGCTCAACCAGGCGGCTACGGCATGATGTACGCCTAAAAACCGTCCGGCTACTCGATCAAATGGGTATCGATTAAGCCGATAATTCTGTCAACACCCTGTAAGGCCCAGATCATAATGATCTGGGCCTTGCCCTTTTTTGCGTTTTTTTAGGCATCTGCTCTGGGCGTTCAAGCGGTGCGGGAAGATGGTGATTAATGGCTCGCCATCAAAAGCCGAAACCTAGAGAAAAACTTATATGAATGGCCCCGGTGAAATGCTTACTTGCGAATGCCTCTCCCACATTGCAAATAAAGCACTTCAACCGGGAACCATTCAGGTAGGAGCGCCAGTGTACTACGTTTGCCGGCGCGACGAAACAAAAGTAAACCTCGTTGACGGGTCGCGTATAATCGAATTGGGGGTGGGTGATGCCTGTACACCCTCCACCCCCGCGCTTGACGCGCCCGTCGCTAGCACCCTATCCCTTGGCAAGATCCACGCCTGGAGAGCTTGCCTCTGTTTCGGGGCTAGTGGCGGGTAGCGTCTCACTTCTTCTCTTGCTCTGCAAACACCTTGACGCTTCTTCGCTTAAAGACGCGGCATGTCTTGTCGATAGGTTCTAGTCCCCTTCGTTTCCGCTCGTCGTTCACGAGGTTGATCAGCCGCCTGATCTGTATCACGACCGGGCCGTAGTTCTGCCACTTGAGCGAGCGGAACTTCGCTTCGAGCCACTCCTTCTTGGCCGGGGCGCATTTCAGCAGGTACTCTCGCTCGTGGGCGAAGTCGTAATCCCTGATCCGAACGTGCGGGTGTCCGGCCTTGTAGCTGATGCTGTAGCCGAACACGTAGATGGGATACTTGTCGCACTTCTTGAAGCTTTTGGCCTCGGCCAGGTGGACCGGGTGCCGCCCTTCGGTGGCCATCAGAATCCAGAGACGCTTGTAGCGGAGGTACTGAACGCGGGCCTCGCCCCGGAGCTTCTGGCGATAGCGGGTGTCTTTCGAGCAGTAGATGCCGTATTGGTCGAGCATCTTCTTGTCAAACGCTTCCGGGGTTTTTGGGTGCTGTACAACGCCCGTTGTATAGTAGTAATAGCCCCAGCGGATATAGTGGACCGCTACTTGCTGGACAAATCCGGGGAGTGTCGTTGCGACATATTGATATTTCGCTTGCTTCATGTCTTGATAACAAGGGTGAATTTGTTAGGCACAAATTCTAAAGCCGAACCTGTTTGCAAGTATCCTTTGATACGACTCGACGCATGTAAAGGACTCGCGTAACCTTCTAGATTTGGCCCCGAGCATCCCTGCTTGGCGCGTCAGCACATGCCGTTTTTGATACACGGATCCTTTCATGTGAAATCGTCTTTAGCGATTTCCCGCTTCCCCCACTGCCTTGCAGAGGCCGCTCTTACTTGGACCCTCACCCTTACTCAAAGTATTTGAGTAGATCCCAACTTATCTCTTGGCTTTCGCTTGCCGCCTCACGTCGCTCAGCAATTGTTGCGGACCGTGGGGGCGCTAGGGCATCTCCCGATGCGTGCGGTCGAGACTGCTAGAGCAGTTTCTTTCGGCCCCAAGGACACAGAAAAACAGGCTTACCTTCCCCCACAGCTTTTCACGGTTCGGCACCGTCTTGCGGCAAACTCACTCTCTGCGGTTAAGCTATCTGGCCCCTGTCGTCACCGAGCAGAGGCTTCCCCGCTTGAGCTGAGTTAAGTTTTCACTTCCCTCCAGGCCGGATTCGCACCAGCTTTAGCCAAGCCTTCATTGTCGCAGCATCTATCAACGATAGAACTATTATAAGAACAGAGCAGACGAGTCGCCTCGTACCCCGCTCAGTATATCAGGCGTACATGTGCCATGCGTTTTTTGGCTTGACGCGAGTTTAGGGCAGGGTGCCTGGAAGTACAAGCGCCCCTTTTTACAGAAGGGGCTGAAACTGTGCCATGTCACTCTTCGGAGGAAGATCGATTAATGGACAAAAAACAGGGTGATACAAACCATGGCCGCCGTCAACAATACACACAGGGCGGCAAGCGACACCGGCCTTACAATACTCAGGAGCCAGTAAGCGTACATGCGGCGGCGATAGTGCCGCATCCTTGAACGTTCGTAAGCAATATCCATTGGATAATCCCCCTTGATGACAACACTTAGGGCATGGTAGCATGTGCACCGGTGTAGTAGCAACTTTGTATTAAATGAGCATGAAGAAAGAAGAAAAACGACAACGAACGACCCTGTATTTTAAGACGAGCTTTAAAAAGAAAGCCAAAACTCATTGCAAGAAAACAAAGGTCAGCATGAGCCGCTGGCTGGAGGAATTGGCCGAGGCCGCGCTTAAGGGGTGCTGAATGAATGGAGAAGAACTCACGCCAGAGGAGCGGCGAGCGTTCTTTGAGGGGGAGCGCTCAAGTTTGCGGAAATACGCCTACCGCCTTGACGGGATCTTGATGGTCAGCCCGACCTGTACGCTGAAGTCGGCACTAGAGAAGATCGACCAGGCCGAGAGGGGAACCAAGATGGTGCGAGATGCTGGTAAAAAAAGGTGAGTATTGCGACGTGTGCGGAGAGCGTATCCTGTTAATAGCGCACGAGTCGCGGGAGTTTCGCGTGGACCAGATCAAGGAAACGCTCTACTGCCACAAGCGCTGCATCCCGGCCCTTCAGGCCGCTCAGGGCGACTGGAGCAAGCTGCCGCATGGGCCGCTTCGGACAGCGTTCGAGCGGGACGATGCGGCAAGACAACTGTTGATTAAGGAGGTTGAGTGAAACGATTTCTAATACTACTGGCTTTTCCCTCCATCGCGTTAGCGCAGCACTCAAACTATAACCAGTGCGTTTCGTACTGGAAAAAGCAATGTAAGGCCATCTACGCTACCCCCACTCCGACGCCAAAACCGACCCGAACGCCGAAGCCAACGCCGACCAGGACGCCCGAGCCGGAACCGACCTCGGGGGGCGGTGGCTTGATGATCGACGAATGGGAAACGGCAATGGTGACGCACGGCACCAAGCACTGTGACAGGATGAAAAGCGGCTCAGTCAGTAACGCGCAAAAGCTCCCCGACACTTACTACGACCTGGAGCGGATCGCCTTTCAGATAGCTGACTACACCCAAGACGAGAGCTGGACGCTATGCGCCCAGGCCGCCGAGAAGGTGTACCGAGACCATTTCTTGCGAGCGGACAACGCGCAAGCGCCGGGGTACTGGGTGTTCTCACATGGTTTGCACATGGACTATGACCGGACGGGAGACGCCGAGAGCAAGCGTTTCGTGGGGTTGTTAGCCATCAACGCTGCGTTTGCCCAGGCAAGCCCCTGGAACGATAAAGAGATGCCGAAAGCGGCGTACAGCAGGGAAACGGCCTATGCCCTCATGACGCACCTTGCCAACGCCAAGCTCGGCACCATCAACACGGCCCGGATCGCACAGCTCGCAGGTTTCGCGCTCGGACACATAGACCAATGGGCGAACAACCAGACATTCGTCAAGCCCTTCATGGCGGCCCTGACCGCCGAGGCCCTGATCGAGTACCACGCTCGCTACGACGATAGCCGCGTGCTGCCTGCCCTTGAGAAGCTGGCCGATTACGTCTGGGACAAGACCTGGCGGCAGAGCGCTGAGGCGTTCTTGTATATCGACAGGTCTATTTCTGGAGAAGACCCATCAATCCCAGCTCCAGATTTGAACCTCCTTATCTCACCAATGTTTTCTTGGCTATGGTATCAAACAGGACAAGTACGGTTCAAAGATCGACATGACGCAATTTGGAACGGTGGCGTGAAGCGAGCATGGCTTGCTGGAGCGAAGGTATTTAACCAGTCTATGAGATGGTCAATTCAAGGGCTTAAGTGGAGGCAAAGTAAATGAAAATTATCAATGAAGAACAATTAGACTCAAAACTCGATCATCTGATTGATGAATCAACGGAGAGAGCGAAGCTTGCAACGGCAAATGGCTTAAAAGAGATTGCCGCCTATGAGCTAGGATATCAGAGAGCATTGTATGAGATCATGGACGTTGGCGGGACGCTTGCTTATCTGCCGGAGCAAAACAGTGAGGCATGAATAATGTCCTTGAGGTGCGGATAGTGCCGAAGTCGTTAACACTCCTGCTCATTGCGAGCTTGGCTTACATTGTAGTTGCATTTCTGGTTTGGTTTGTAACGAGAGGATTCTACGATGATGAAAACGAGCAAGACGAGCCCAATCCCTATTCCCCCCGCTCTTGATCTTACGCACCCGGTAAACTTACGGGCCGATCTGTTCGAGAGCTTCATCAGGCACAAGCTCGACGAGGTGGCCGAGCACAACTTTCTCTTGGGCTACACGATGGCGGGCGGGACGATAGAAGAGGCGGACAAGGCTTGGGAGAGGGTAAAGAAAGATAGGGAATTATGAAACTACTATTCGCAACACTACTTTTTGCAATGCCTGCCTACGCCCAAACCATCCCGCTTTACGTCGTATCAGTGGATGGCCCAAACGCCCTATCGTACCAGCAGGTAAACAGCCTGCTCGCCAACATGCGGCAATACTTTTTGCAAGAAACCGGCATTAACTTTGTGGTGAAGCGCCACGTCCGGGACCGGCAGCGCTTCCCCTTGTGCAACCAACTCGCAAACCGGCTTTTGTGCTATAGCCGCTGGAGCGGACGGCTGGCAAGGAGGAGCCGGAACAAGCGCACTTTGAGGCTTGCGATCCTGCCGCCCGCCCAGGACCAGGGCATCTGGTGGATGTGGGGCTATGCTCAAACAGGCTGCAGCTACGGGCGAAGGCTCGCCAGTGCCGTCATTGGTGCTATGCCCAGAAACCACCTCGGCCAGCCCCGCGAGGCTCACTCGATGGTGTATGCTGCACACGAATTAATGCACCTCGCCTCAGGCACCCACCAGGACGCAAGGCCGAACCTGATGCACTCCGACGCCCTCAAATACTTCGCCGGCTACTTGCCCGTTGAGGACCAGACCCGGCGCGAGGTGTCAGCTTGCATCCGGTGACGCCGATTTTACTAATCGAGGACAACCCAGGCGATCAGGTCTTGATGCAGGAGGCGTTTCGGCCCTACCCGGTGAATCTCCACGTCGCCTGGTCGGTTGACTCGGCAAGGAACATGCTGGCCGAGAACATCTATAGCCTCGTGCTGCTCGATTATAATCTCCCCAGGGTGGCCGGGGCGGACGCGGTACGGCTCGTCAAGTCGCTTGTCCCGCCTACGACTCCGGTGATCGCCCTTAGTGGCTCAGACCATACCCTCACCATCAAGGCCGCGTATGACGCCGGAGCCAACTGCTACCTGGTCAAGCCCGTGGGTTATCAGGATTTGGAGGACTTGATCAAAGCGCTCTATGAGTTTTGGATCGTCAGGGTGCAGAGGGGTTAAAGGTATATCTCCCTCATCCTCTGCCATCTGTTATCCGCCACCACCACCTGCTGCATGTGATGCTCGTGCCAGTAGAAACTTCTGCCGTCCGGGTCCATGTTGACTTCAGAGCCGTACTTGGCGCGGCACAGGGCTTTGTGGAAGCGGGGGTTGAACAGAAGGGTGTCTATATGGCCGTATAAATACGAATGACAAGCAGGAGGAACAAGATTATCTTCGCACACACAGACTTCACCGCTGATAACCTCAATGCAGTATCGCCAAGAGGGTCTTCCGCCCCAAGGCTCTGTATAGCCTCCATCCCACGCCCGCTCGATGAGCGCCTTTATGATTTCGTCGCGGGTTATTTAAACTCCTCTCCGACAAGCTCAAGCACTGGCCGCCTTGCGTCTGACTCGGGCACAAGCGTTGGCGAACCTTCGGGCTTGATGGTCAGGTGCTCAATTTTACCCTTGCCGATCTCTTTCTCGACCGCCATCAATCCCTTTAGTTTCTTCTCATACGGCTCCTTCACGCCGAGCTGCACCAGGCCGTCAGCAACTTTGTCCTTGTCCGCAATCCATTCGCGGCGGCTCCGGCCCGGCACGAGCTTCCAGCCTGGAATGGTCTGGCCGTCACGAAGTAAGTGCATGGCGTACTTTTCCGCCGCCTCAAGGAACGCTCTCACGTCCTGGCGGACGGAAAGGAGTTTTGAGAGTTTCTCGGGCGTAAAGACGAATTGACTGAGCGCGTTGTCGTCCGGCTCCACGAAGTCAAGCCCCGCCTGTCGGTTTAGGTAATCGGCGTGCGTGTTACAAACACCCTTGGCGGGACAAAAGCGGCAGTGCTCGCCCGCCTCGAAGGTCGGGTTTTTCTGGGCTATCTGCCAGTAGGCGCGCTCCGCACCCTCCCGGAAGGTCTTGGCCCAGGCGTCCAGGTCGGTGGCTTCCAACACCGTCTCGCTGTACCACTCCTCCAGGCGCGGCTGCACGATCACGACCCGAACGCGCTCTAAAGCTTTCCGGGACATGCTCTTTAGGGCCGTTGCGTAGTAGGCGAGCTGCGGGTTCCCTTCGGCCTTGACCGGCACACCGCGCCCGTACTTCAGATCCACGATCAGCCCTTCGGCCTTCCCGCCTCTCGTGCCGGAGGCGACGAAATCAACGGTGCCGTAGAGCGCCAACTCCTCATCGAGCGTGAGTTTTACTTCGGGCTTGGCGTGCGGCCTTTCCAGCTCGGCCAGGTAGTCGTGGCAGACCGCCACGTAGCTCATGACGTAATCCACCATCGAGCGGCCCGTGTCGTCGGTCGTGTCCGCATACTCAGGCCGCAACGTCTCAACCCAGGCGTGATCGATGGCGTTCTTCGACAACCAGTCCCGAACGATCTTTTCCGCTAGCTCGTGGGCCTTGGTGCCCTCTTCGGCGTAGCGGGAAGGGGGAAGCGGCGGCAAGGTGGCAGCTAACCCCACACTGCCGGGACAAGCAAGCCACCTTGAGCTTGACGAGGCCGAGCAAAGGCTATGCCCCCGCCCGGCGTGATTAATCAGCGCAAGCTCTTTCATTTGTCGTTAAAGATAGTCGCCGGAATCTTGACCCAACTCCTCTACTTCATCAAAATCATTCTGTGGATTTCCCCCACCACCGCCAAAGCGCTCACCGTGGCCGAGCCACTGAATGTTTTGAAGATAGAAAGTTACACCCGGTTTCCCTCCTTGCTCGTATGAGCCAGGAACTAAACTCATCCTGGCCCAGCAGCCGGGATAAAACTGCTCCGGATCGTGAAGCGGCTGTTTGTCTGGTCCAATAATGCCGGGTTTTAAGCTCGACTTTGCTTTTATGTACCAATGGCCAGCATAGCCACCAAGATTGTCTTTTTCGTCGCCGTCACGAATCGGGTTATGCACCAAGTCCGCCAATGACTTTATTTTTGACCCGTGAGCCTCCTTTGCAACCTTCATCAATGCTTGTTCCAGTAACGACATGTCTGTATTTTTCGGAAACAACAAGGTTAGTTCGTACTTATCGCTTGGATATTTGCCGCTCGTGTTTTTCTCATATACATGCGGAAACGAGACCCGCCCTTTGGGGCTTGTCACCTTTTCTCCATACACGTCTTTCTTAGCTTGCTTTGCCATACGTTTCTCCATTCGTTATAAACGGGATCGTTTGCCTGCCGGGAGAATCCCGAACGGCATCTGTTCCCAAAGTTGTCTCGATGTTCCGTTGTTTTCGGATGACGGCAGAAGTCACCGCTTCATCCAAAGAGTCCGGCACGACGAGGTAAAAAATCCGCGTGATGTCTGTTTGCCCGATGCGAAAACAGCGTCCTTCCGCTTGTTCATTATCGCTCGGCACCCAGCTCGATTCGACCAACACGACTGCTCTGGCAGCGGTCAGAGTGATGCCTACGCTTGCAGCAAGGAGCGAGCCTAAGAAAACACGAGACTTGCCTGCTTGAAAATCATTCACCGCGTTTTGACGCTCGACTGGGGGAGTGTCGCCCAACAACGTAACGAACGTGACGCCAGCCGCGTCGAATTCCCGCCCCAAAGCCGAGATTACTTCCTTGTGGTGCGCCATCACCACCACCTGACGTTCCTCTTCGAGCAGGTCCAAGATGAACTTGGCAGCAGGAAGGCTCTTGGCAACCCCCAGCTCACGCCGCAAGGTTGATAGATGTGGCACAGCGACAGATTGCCCCGCCTCGACCGCCTCAAGCACTTCTTTCAAGCATGTAAGGGATTCGGTAATCAGCCGCTTTGTATCGGAACCTTTGAGCGACAACGGCACTTGTTGGCGTACAAGCGGCGGCAAGGAAGCGAGCACTTCCTCTTTTGAACGTCTGATCATGAACCGCTCGCGGGCAAGCTTCCCCAGCTCTTTTAGGTTTCGGCTCCCGTTATACTGAACACCCCAAGGGGTAATTTCCTTAATGCAGTATCGCTCGACGAACTTATGCCAGTTGCCAAAAAGCTCGGGACAGAAGGCGGTAAAGATCGGCTGAAGCTCGAGGGCCCTTCCGTTTGGTAGAGGTGTGCCAGTAATGGCGATTACTTTCATTGCTTTTGGAGCCAATATTTTAAGGCAAGCTTTAGTCCGCTTCGAGCGGGAGGACTTCAAAAAGTGCACTTCGTCAAGTATCAACACGTCCCAGGGTTGGGCGCTGAGTTTATCAAGGACTGAAGGGCGCGCCGCAAGGTCATACGAAACCACTACAACAGAGCTTTCTGGCGTTTCAGCCCCTCGCATCATGGGCCAGGCGGCAATGTCGGCCCACATCTTAAATTCCCTTACCCAATTTAGGCGAAGTGAAGCCGGACAAACGACCAGGATGGTTTTAGCCCCGATTGCTTTGCAAGCTAAAATGGCCTGTGCCGTCTTGCCCGCACCGGGCGGGTCGGCTAATAGTACGTGGTGAAAGCGATTCGTCATTACCTCCACCCCTTCTACTTGATATGGAAACGGCTCTTTTTTCATGTTGTCTACGTATAGTAAACATGTTAAAGGTTTTTTGTAAACTATTTTTCTCGAGAAAAGCAATATGCAGGAACCTAAAGCAAAACCGGCGCGTTACGCCATCTTTTCAATCAGGGTGTTAGAGTCTGATTTGCGAGAATTACGCCGCATGGCGCGACAACGAAAGCGCTCTCGGAACTCTCTCATCATGGAGGCCGTTAAGCAGTATTTAGAGAGAGAACTATACCAAGACGCGGCATAAAGGAGCCTTGCGCCATTATGCTCGCTGATGAAAAACTCGTACTGGACACGGCGCGCCAGTACATCGAGGCCGGTATTGCCTGCACCCCCCTTGCGGCCCCAAGGCTAAACGTGGAAGGAACGGGCAAAAGCCCGGTACTAAACGAATGGCAGCATCAAAGACTCACCTTCGAGGCGTTCAAAAGGACTTTTAGTCCCGGCATGAACCTCGGCGTCGTGTGCGGGGAGATGTCGGGCATCGTGGTCGTCGACATCGACCCCAAGCGCGGCGGGATGCGGTGGTTTGTCGAAAACGAGCTTGAGTTCGGGGCTTGCGTCAAAGAACACACCGGCTCAGGAGGCATCCACCTCTACTACCGCCTGCCCCGGCTCCTGGTGGCGAACTCAAAAGACGGCATCGCTCCCGGCGTCGAGGTGCTCGTCACCGGGCGGCAATGCGTCACCTGGCCCTCAGTCCATGCCTGCGGGAAACCGTACTTCATCGAAAACGGCCTCACGCTTCTTGACGTGGAGCACGAGGCGGACGAGCTGCCGGGCTGGATAGTCGACCTGGTCGGGAAGGCGAGGGTACCGGACGCTTTGGGGCTTGAAGGCTTCACGGATGCCCCGCACAACGTCGAGCGGGTGCGGGAAATTCTTTTGGCCTTCCCGCCAGCCGTACAGGGGCAGGGAGGCGATAACCAAACCTATCGGGCCTCGTGCCTCGGACGCGACTACGGCCTCTCTCCCGACGCTTTCTGGCCGCTCCTTGAGGAGTACAACGAGCGCTGCATCCCAGCGTGGAACGAGCGTGATTTGAAGAAAAAGCTTCAAAACGCCTACAAGTACAACCGAAACGGCATCGGGGCAAAAACCCCGGAGGCGGAATTCAGTGACGATCCGCCGCTCGACCAGCCGCTCAAAGAGTCCGAAGAGGCCGAACAAGAAGAGCGCATGACAGGAAAGGTCACTTATCCCCTAAAACACCCCACTCGTTCAGCCCTTCTTTTCATTTCACGCCGGGAAGGGCAAATACGCTATAAGGACGATCAAGGCTACTGGTACGATCAGGACGCAAAAAAATGGCAGCTCCTTGAGGAATCAACTTTAAAGAGTCTAATCGACCATGACATCTTAACCGTGAGTCCAAAGCGCTACTCTGGCGTAAAGCCCGCACAGGTCCGAAACATTGCCGAGCGCGTAAAGGTCATGCTAAACGATCCGCGTTTTAATGCCGAACCCGACCAGTGGCTAAACGGCACAACAGGCGATTTCGTATCGGTCGAAAATGGCATCCTCGATCTTCATACCCTAGAGCTTGTGCCTCATACGCATGAATGGTTTAGCTTTACACGCTTGCCGTTTGCATACGATCCAAACGCCACAGCCCCACAGTTCGAAAAGTTCCTTCACTCGATCTGGGACGACGATGAAGACCTAAAGGACTGCCTAAAACTTTGGATGGGGTATTTACTCCTCTCTGACTCCCTGGCTCAAAAGTTCGCCCTCTTTATCGGCGCTAGCCGAGCGGGGAAGGGAGTCCTGACCCGGGTAATCGAGCGTATCCTTGGCGCAAACAACTGCTCTTCCTGCACCATGACGGGGCTTGCGGGAGAATTCGGCCTGACGGGGCTGTTGGGCAAAAAAGCAGCGTTCTTCCACGACGCCTACAAAGCCCAAGGGTCACTCGGGGACGTAGCGACGGAGCGTCTCATCTCAATCGTGGGCGGCGACCCGCAGTACATCAACGTGAAGTTCAAAAATCCCTACACCACGTCCCTTCGGGCCAAAATTATGCTGGTCTGTAACGACCTGCCCGCGTTCGTAAACAATCGGGGCGCTCTGTCGAACCGGATGCTGGTATTCCCGTTTTCAAAGACCTTTGCCGGTAACGAGGACGAGGGGCTATCGGACCGGCTGGCCACGGAAGCGGCGGGCATCTTCAACTGGGCGCTCGAAGGGGCAGTTCGGCTTCGGGCCGGTGAGAGGCTCAGGCAGCCAAAGAGCGCCAACGCCATGTTCGAGGAGATAAAACGTGCCCTGGATTCAACTCTGGCGTTCGTGCATGACGAAATCGAATTTTCGGAACCGCCAGAACCGTGGGCCAAATCAGAGGACGCTCAGGAAGACCCGTACGTAGCGACAGACGACCTTTACCGCGCCTACTGCCAGTGGTGCCGAGAATCGAACCACATGCCGAAATCTCGCCGGAAGTTCATCATGGCGTTCAAGTCCGCCTGTCCCGAGCAGGTTGAACACAAAAAGGTCCGGATCGGAGAAAAAACCGCCTGGGCCTTAACCAATGTGCAGCTCGTCAACTCCGACTTTGACGACGCTAAGCCGCAAAACACCAGTTCAAAATACCACTAAATCCTGTTCCGGTTCTCTTTTAGAAGCGGTACAGAGTTCCGGAACAGAATGGTCCGAAAGGGACTTTTAGGCCCGACGGCTCATGATCTGTTCCGGTAGTTCCGGAACACAGTATCAGTACCGGAACAGAAGCGGAACAAAGGCATTATGAATCAGTTCAATGATTTACGGTGTGTTTTTGGGGATCTGTTCCGTTGTTCCGGAATTTTTCTAATTAATAAGATCCTCAAAAAAAAGCAAAAAACGATAAAAAATAGGATACAGAAAAAGTATATAAAAGGTTAGGCGAAACTTGCGGAACAACGGAACACGAGAAAACGGCGGTTGATTTGAGAAGGTGGACCAAAAGGAACAAGTACGGCTCGATCCCCACCAAGGTGGGGTATGAACTACTCGACTCAAAGCGCGAGGCGGGGGATTACGTGAAGTTGCAGATTTTGGCCAAGGCGGGAAAGATCGCCGAGCTGAAGCGACAGGCCCGAGTGCCCCTGATCGTGAGTGGCTCCAAGGTGGCCGACTACATCTGCGACTTTACCTACTTCGAGCCGGGCCGGATGGAGCTAGGGGCATACGAGCCCCAGGTCCGGTGGCTCGTGAGGAGGATTTATGACGCGGAGTTCGATTCCGAGAAATGGCGGTTTGTGCTGCATGATTCTAAAGGCTGGCGGACTCAAGTGTATTCGCTCAAGGCAAAACTCGTTAAAGCCCTGTACGGCATCACGATACGGGAGACGTGACTAAACCTCCTCCCCCTCCGCCGCCTGCTCCACCATGCGGTCAAACTCCTCTTCGCTCGACGCCCTCTCAAGGCACGCGAACGCGAAGCTTATCTCCTTGAGCGCGTCGGACACCTTGAGGCCGAGTTCGGGAAGGAAGGTTTCCTGCATCATGCCGAGATCGTCCAGGCATTCGCGGTCGAAGCGCACCGTAAAGCTCAAGCAGAACTGACACGTATGCTTGTCGCGCATGTCGATGACGAGCATTTCCTTTAGCCGCCGCGTTTTCCAGGATTCCATACGCCCACCCTACCACACGCCCGCTTGCGCATCAGCATCAATTGTGTACCATCGCCTTATGCCACGAAGACCGCCACGCCCCTGCTCCAAGCCCGGATGCCCGTCCCTCGTGTTCGCCGAGCGTAGCTACTGCCCCGAACACCAGCGCGAGGTGTGGCGCCACGAGGACGAGCTAAAGCTCGAGCGTTACCCCGAAGAGGTCAAGTTCTACAAGTCAGCAGCGTGGCGCAAAACTAGCGACCAGCACCTCCAAGACGAGCCGCTCTGTCGTGAGTGCAGGCGTCAGGGCAGGATGGTGTTGGCTACGCTTACGGATCACATCACGCCCGTGCGTCAAGGCGGGAATCGTTGGTGCGAGTCGAACCTAGCGTCCTTGTGCGACTATTGCCACAACGCCAAGAGGGCCAGAGAGGCGCATCACTATCCTGTTGTTAAAGCATCCTGAGTTGTGCGATAGTAGTGTTGCGGGGAACGCAAACGTACACAACTGTCGTTTCTTTAGACAGATTGGTGTCGTTTCTTTAGACAGATTGGTGTCGTTCTTTTGTACACTGTACAAACTTTGGACAGGGGGGGTGTCTCATCTCTAGACACTTTTGCCCCAGGACCGGCCCCGCA